AATTCTTCCTCTGCTTATGCTTCTGGTGCTGTTGTTAAATGTCGTCAAGGCAAGATCTGGAAGAACATAAAAGAAGAGGAAGAATTAGACGAGACAAAGAAAAAAGCAAAACACGTCGCGAAGAAAGCGTTAGCATTGTGGCTTGCTGGTTCAACTGCGACAACCCCTCCGCCAGATGCAACAAAACCAGTAAAAAAAGCTTCTACATCTAAAGATGAAATAAAAGAAGAGTGGTCTGATTCTGAGAGAAAGAAGAGAAAAGCAAACTGTTCCAATCCAAAAGGCTTCACAATGAAGCAGTTCTGCAAGAATCAAAGAACAAAATCGAAAGAAGGTCAAAAGAAAAATGAAGAAATTCAGCTAAATGAAAAATGCTGGGAAGGTTATACTCAAAAAGGCATGAAAACAATGTTTGGAAAAAAATATCCAAACTGTGTAAAGAAAACAAACGAAGCAAAAGATCCAAAAGTTGGAACAGGTAAAAAACCAGAAGGTTCTGATCGTCGCTTATACACTGACGAAAATCCAAAAGATACTGTAAGTGTAAAATTTTCTACAGCAGAAGATATAAGAGATACTTTATCAAAAGAGTCTTTTAAATCAAAACCACATGCTCGTCAATCACAAATTATTAATCTTATTCACCAAAGAGTTCGTGCTGCTTACGAGAACGCTAAAGATCCAGAGGTTAAGTCCAGATTGAAAATTGCTCTTGATTATGCTGAAAAAAGAAAAGAGGCATCCAAGAAAAAGACAGAAGCAATGAAAGAGCTTGATGAGCGTAAACTTGGCAAACCTTCCAGCGAAACCAATTTAGGCGATTGGTTTAAAAGAAAAGGTGCCCCCGGAAAAGGCGGTGGCTGGGTAGATTGTAACACTTGTCGTGATGGAAAATGTAAGCCATGTGGCAGACAAGAAGGTGAAAAAAGAAGCAAATACCCTCGTTGCCGTCCAACACCTTCACAGTGCAAGGGCTATAAGAGAAGAGGCGATAATCTTCAAAAAGAGGAATGATGATAAAAATAATACTTGAATCAAAAAAGAAATATGTCCAAGTTCCTCTACCTGTAAAAAAGACAGATCTTGAGCCTGTTATGTCTTCTGACACAATTGATTACCACTATGGTTCGCTTTACAAAGGTTATGTCGATAAAGCTAACAAAGGTGTAGGTGGTGAGTTTCAAAAAGCAGGAGCTTTTCTTCACAACATTTGGTTCTCTCAGTTCAAGAAACCATCAAATCAAAAACCAGACGGTTTATTTCTTGAGCTTGTAAATAGAAAATATGGTTCTTATGCTTCTTTTCAAAAAGAACTCAAAGAAGTCGCAATGAAAATTCAAGGTTCTGGTTGGGTTTACACGGATAAGAACGGCAATATAAAGACCATTGCAAACCACGAAATAAAACCAGACATTATCTTATTAATTGATTGGTGGGAACACGCTTGGGCATTAGATTATCAGGCAGATAAAGAAGAGTATTTAGACAACATTTACAAAGTTATTGATTGGAATGTTATAAATGCTCGTTTAGCGACGGAGAAATAATGTCTTCTTCAAACATAAATTTACCTCAAACAAAAGTTTGGATTCGTGGCGATGCGTGGGGAAACTCAAAGGAAGAGTTTGATGAAGCTTGGCTTGTTTCGGTTAGAGCATTGAGAGGTGGACCTTTATGCTTCCAAGTGTTTGTTCCAAGATACTCTGCTTGCTATGATAAAATACCTATTCAGTGTTTATACTGGAAACTACCAGAACTTGGAGTTAGACATTATAGAATGAGTGAACTACAAATGTGGGAATCTATTTCTGGTGAAATAGAGTTTTGGAGAAAAGAGCTTTTAAAAGAATGTGAAGTTGCAATCAGAATAGAAAATAAAACATTCACCAAGGGACATTACTGGTTTACCATAGATTTTATTCCAGAAAAAAGAGGATCAGGCTATTATGATGTTGGTTGTTCCTCTGTGTTGGAAGAACATAAAGAAGGAAATGTAATAAGATTACACAATGGTCAAATAGCTGTTTATCCAAATAATAGAATTAAATGGCTAGAAGCGAGCTTGTCCACAGAAGATTCTTTATATTCAATCCCGCCTTGGAGCGTCGCAGAAGACATCAAGTGGTTAGAAGAATGGAAACAGATAGATAATAATTTATATGGTGATGAGGATTGGTATTATTAATAAACTATTTAGTATAATTGTAGGAGAGTAACAATGAGAGTTGAGAAATGGGATATTTTGATGCACCGCCTTCTAACAGAAAAGAAGGAAAAAGAAGAAAAAGCAAGCAAATCGAAAGGTTCAAAGCCAGATTTTCTTGATTTAGATAAAGACGGTGATACTTCTGAACCAATGAAGAAGGCATCAAAAGAGTCGGGTGGTAAAAAAGAAACAAAATCCAAGAAAGGAAAAGGCAAGATCCCTCCTCAACTAAAAATGCACATCAAGAAAAAGAAAAACAAACTTGATGAAGCAATTGAGAGACTAGAAAAAATTCTTTTTGAACAACACGATCTTCAAGAATATGGAGAAGATAAACACCCTGATATTGAAGACGACGATGATGATTTTGATGCTGATGATCTGCCATCCTATGGTGAAGAAGACTTTGGTGATTATGGCGAAGAAAGTATGAGAAAATTTGCTCAAAAATCAAAAAATTTTGCAGATAAATACACCGAAGAAGATGACTATGAAGAAGAGGAAGAAGAAGATTACGAAGACGAAGATGATTTTGAAGATGATGATGATATGGAGGACGAAGAAGTTGAAGATGATGATGATATGGATTTAGATGATGAAAATGATATGGAAGAATATCTAACCGAAGCAGAGGTTAAGAAAAAACAACCACGACTTGGTAAAGTAACTCGTAATCCATCCGGCTCAAAAAAAAAGTTTCACGTCTACGTTAAATGTGGCGGAAGAGTAAAGAAGATCTCATTCGGTGATCCAGGATTATCAATTAAAAGAGATTCTGCTGCCCGTAGAAAGAACTTTAGAGCAAGACATAAGTGTGATCAACCAGCAGGAAAAGATCGTTGTACAGCGAGATATTGGTCTTGCTATCAATGGAGAGCAGGAAAGAAGGTTGAAGGCGAGGAGTAATGAAACAACTTCTTGAAAATTGGAATAGATTTATCTTAAAAGAAGCTTCGTACCGCCAAGTTATGGAAAGATTTGGTAGTTCAAAGTTTCTTAAATCTTCCGAATTTAATCAAGTTGACCCAGAAGAGGCAAAGCAAAAGATATTAGAAACTGTACCAGAGAACTTTGATGTTCAAGAAAAAGCAAATTATCTGGATTGGAGAATCTCAACCTTTATCAAGACTGGTAAATATGAAGGTCCATCTGCTGAAATCGTCAAAAGATATTATGAGATTAAGTCTGACGAAGGCAAGAAGAAACTCCTTAACAAAATTAACATCTCAGATATAAACTCTGTTGAAGAATTTGAAGAGATCGTCTATAATGCTGAAGGATCTCTTGGAGAAAAAGAGAAGAGTAGAAAAGAAGAAAGTACATCTGGTGAAGGTCAAAATCTTGTTTATGAAGATGATAATTGGAAAGTATATCTTCCAGAAACCAAAGGAGCATCTGTTGCCCTATGTCGTGGACCAAACCCAGACGGAATCAAGGGTAAATCAACCAGAGCAAAATGGTGTACTGGTGTGTTGACAAGAAAGTATTATGAGGTTTATCATAAACCAGATAATCCTCTGATTATTTTTATTTCTAAATCTGATCCCGCTGAGAAATATCAACTTAGTTATTTTGGAATTTCAAGCGAATCTCCGTTCTGGAATCCAAATGATCCTGAAAAACCAGAATTTAAAAACAACAGAGACAAAGACATTACAGGAACGGATGTATTTTCGGAACTAAATAATATAGTAGCAAGTCTTGAAGATAAACTTCCAGAGAGAGTTGTTAATAAAGCAAAAAAATTTGCAGGAATGTAAAAATGAACTTTAAAGATATAAACGACAAATGGAAATCCTTCTTGACTGAAAATGCTTTCAAAGAAGATAAACTTGTCAAAAAAGATAAGAAAGAAAAAGTTAAAGATAAAAAAGGCAAAAAGAAAGAATTAATTGTTTCCGAAGAAGATGATGTAAATGAATGGGAAGAATTTGAAGAAGCCGTAATTAATGAACCATCTGGCGCTGGTGTAAATAAAGCAATAAACTCCGTAGAAGAAAATGAACCACTAGAAGAAATGTCTGCCATGTCCGGCGGAGCAGTTCAGGGTTTTGCTGGTAATGCTTTTGGAACTCCTGTTAGAAGAAGAAAAAAGAGAAGACATTGACAACAACAATAACTTGTCGTATCATAGACCCAAACTTAGAGAGGTCTTATGAAAGTTAGTTTAGTTTCCTATACAAAACCAGCAGGTATATTAGAAGATACAGATATAACCACCCCTACTGATCTGGTGGCATATTGTGCTCGCGTATCAAACCCAACAAATCAAATGAACTCCGCAACTTCCGAGAAGTTGATTAAGTATCTAATCAAGAATAAACACTGGTCTCCGTTGGAAATGGTTGATGCTACAATAGAGATTGAAACAACAAGAGATATTGCTCGTCAGATTCTTCGCCACCGATCATTCTCTTTCCAAGAGTTCTCACAGAGATACTCCGATGTATCTCATTTGGGAGATAGCAAAGAATTTGATTCCTTCTTTGATTATTCAGAGTTAAGACTTCAAGATACAAAGAACAGACAGAATAGTGTTGAGACAGACGATCAAGCATTAAAGAATACTTGGATTATGTATCAGAAAGAAGTTATGAGAGTATCTCAAGAGGCTTATGTTTGGGCAATTAAACATGGAGTAGCAAAAGAAGTTGCTCGTAAAGTTCTACCAGAAGGTTTAACCAAATCTCGTATGTATATGAAGGGTTCATTAAGATCCTGGATTCACTACCTAGAGGTTCGTGGGGAAGGTTCAGGAACACAAAAAGAGCATATGTTGGTAGCAAACGAAATAGCGAAGATTATTGCAGAAATATTCCCGGTATCAGAGGAATTAAAAAATGAAATATAAAAAGATCTATGAAGGTAATGTAATTCTAACAACCACAAGTCTAACAGAACTTTTAAAAAATGTTCCGTCCGATGTTAAAATGGAAGAATTAAAAATCATTCCAGTATTTAATGTATTAGGAAGCGGAGGAACAGAGTTGGTTGGTTTTCGACTCGTAGCATACAGACAAGATGGAGAGTCTTAAGAATCATATTTATCAGTTTGACGAGGTGGTGGTTGGTTTAACAACCACTTCTCTTTTGTATTCTTACATCTTTAATCTTCCTATTGTCTATAAACATAAAACCACCCCAAGATTCTTTGAGTTTATCGACAACTCTGTTAATCTTACCAAAACTGGTTTGCTGAAAGAGAACAAACAACTTAACTTTCCAAAAGGAAAACTTGTTAAGTCCTACTCGAAGAAGAGAGTTATGGATCATTTATATATGATTCAGTCTCTATGCGGAAACATACCGATCAAAGATGTAGCAGATTTAAGAGTCGATGAAGAAGAAAAGATCTTAAAGATTACCACAAAGAATCAACGACTATTCCGTTACAAATTTAATAAACTAAGAGTGTTCGATACAAGAGGGTTGGAGTTCTTACAACCAATCGGGGAATCAATAGAGAAGCATTATGTATTAGACGAGTTCAAGATTAAAATGAAGAACGATAAGTTTTATCATGTAATCCAAAGAGGCGGGGACTTTCCGAGAAACATTTATATTTCTTCCGATAAGAAACGATTAATGTCTCACTCTTTATTAACTCCCGGAGAAATGGCTTTACCAGACTTCTCTTCTTTCTTTATTCAGAAATCAACAGAGAGAGAATTAGAGAATCATGGAATCAAAGCAAAGTTGGAATGGGTTAAGAGACACTACGAGGATAAAGATAAAGACACCTACGAAGAGAAAGATTGGTTGATCATAGACCAGAGGGACGAAGAAGAAGTATGGAAGGATCGCAAAATAAATACATATCACACATGGTTGGGATCGTTCCGATCCAGAATGGTCCAACGAATGATGGACTCCCTTGGCCAAAATGTTTAACACCATTATACAACAACTATACTGCCCTTCATCGTAGTGTTCTTGAGTGCGCAATGGCGGGTTGTTCTTCTATCTGGGTAATAACTGAAAAAAGATATATACCACTTATGAAAGCAGTTGTTGGTTGTTATGTTGAAGATCCAATTCTTGCTCAATTACCTGTAGAGTTCAAAGATAATTTCTCAATGAGGATTCCAATATGGTATACTTCGTTACCAGTCAGAGATTTAAAGCGAAGAGAATGTTATGGAAGAACAATCTTAGCGGGAGCAGAGTATGCAACAAGAGTGGCAAATGGTTTAAGTGAAAACCTAAAACCAGGAAAGTTTTATGTTTCTTTCCCCGAGTCTGTCTATTCTCCCTGGGTTCTACAAAAAGATAGAAAGAAGATTAAGAGTTCAGATAAAAATTTCTTTATCACCCATGAAGGTAAATCAATAAAAGATGGATTGCCTCTTGGATTCACAATGTTTAAAGAAGATTTTGACAGATACAAACTCGATTTTAAATCGAGAGATCAAGGATCGTGGATGGGAGAGACACTCAAAGATCTTAGACGAAGACCAATAGAAGAGAGGAATTTGGCCTCTAAACTCACCCTTGACGAAATATTCAGGTCTGCTACACTAGAGGGGTCAGTCCTTAGAGAACTCATAGTTTATTCCAATATCTCAACTTGGGATGGATATGTTAAGTATCTTACAAAAGGACACTTCTACAAAATGCCAAAGAAAGTCAAGTATTTCAGGTATAATAAAATGAAAAACCTAGAAGAAAGACCAATACAAACAGGGGATTATGAACACGATGACCAGAACTAAAGATGAAATGTATGCAATAGCGAAAGAAACTTATAGTCATTTATCGTCAGGAGATCTACAAGAACTAGACCTACCTGATGTATTTGATTTGCTCTCCACTCGCCAGAAAGAGTTGTTTATGAACTTCTTCTCTTTGGCGGAGCAGAGTTTCAGAGAAGAACTAGATCCGAAACTAGAGTCTGAATTTATCAACGAAGTAGAAAGAGAATTAGGATTTACCGGCGGAGAAACGGTAGAAGATATTATTCACCGTATGAATGTAAAGATTTGTAAGTTTTAAGGAGTTTTATGGGAATCAAGTTTGTAAATTTACACGGCCATAGTTGTTTCAGTGTGTTCGATGGACTTGGTTTCCCGAATGAACACATTGATTTTGCTTATGGTAATGGAGCAGATGCTCTTGCGTTGACCGATCACGGCAACATGAATGGTTTGTCTTATCAAGTTCTTCACACGAAGAAGATGAAGGCAGAAGGAAAGAACTTTAAACCAATCTTTGGTGTCGAGTCATACTTCATTCCATCCATTCCAGAATGGAAAGAGGCATACGATAAATACAAAGAAGAAAAGAAGTCAAAGAAAAACGACGATGAAGAATCCGGAATTGTCGTAGAAGATGAAGAAGAATCAAAGAAGGATGAAAAGAGTTTCATTAACTTTCGTGCTCACTTGGTTCTTCTTGCTCAAAACCAGAAAGGTCTATCAAATATTTTTCAGTTGGTTTCCAAGTCTTACAATCCAGGAAACTTTTATCGGTTTCCTCGTCTAGATTATGAAATGCTTAAGCAACACAGCGAGGGTGTTATTGCCCTGACTGCTTGCATGGGCGGTCCTTTGTCTAAATGCTTCTGGCAACACAAAGACGAAGGCGAAGAAAAGGTTCTGGAAGAAATGACCAAAGTTGTCAAGAACTTCAAGGCAATTCTTGGTGATCGTTTCTATTGTGAACTACAGTGGAATGCTTATCATGAGCAACATGAGATTAACAAATTGGTAATCAAGGTTGCCAAAGAAAACGGTGTTAAACTTGTTTCCACTTGCGACTCTCACTATCCTCGTCCTGATCTGTGGAAAGAGCGAGAAATCTACAAGATGCTTGGATGGTTGGGTTCAAAGAATATGTCTTTGGATTCTCTTCCATCAAAGCGTGAAGAACTGATGTCTGAACTCTATCCTAAGAATGGACAGCAGATGTGGGACGCTTATAAAAAGTATTCCACTCAGACATTTAACGAGTATGATGACGATCTTGTTCGCGAGTCGTTCGAGAATACTTGGAAGATTGCTCACGAACAGATTGAGGAGTTTCTACCGGATACAACGGTTCGTCTACCTTCTTTCGTTGTTCCAGAGGGTAAGACAGACGTTCAGGCTTTGATTGAATTATGTTCCTCCTCTATGAGAAAGAAAGGCTTGGACAAAAACCGCGAATACATCGAAAGACTTAAAGAAGAACTCACTGTTATTAAAGACCGTGGTTTCTGTAAGTATTTCTTGACGATGAAAGCGATCGCTGATAAAGCCGTTGAGAATCAACTTGTTGGTGCTGGTCGTGGTTCGGCGGCGGGTTCTCTTGTATCTTATCTTCTGAATATTACTCAGATTGACCCAATCAAGTATGGTCTTCTGTTTAGTCGCTTCCTGCAAAAGAATGCCAAGGATTACCCAGATATTGACTATGACACAAGCGATCCAATGACGCTGAAACAAATGTTGATTGAAGAGTGGGGTCAAGATTCGGTTGTTCCAATCTCAAATTGGAATACTCTACAACTTCGTTCTCTAATTAAAGATGTTGGCAAGCTTTATGGTATTCCATTCACGGAGGTAAATGATACAACTTCTGTCATGGTTAAGGAAGCAACTGCTCCTGCCAAAGAAAGACATGGTATTACTGCTGGTGTTTACACTCCAACATTTGAAGAGTGTTTGGAGTTCTCAACAACCTTACAGAAATTTCTTGCCAAATATCCAGAGGTCGGCAAGCATATTAAAGCATTACAAGGTCAAGTAAGATCCGCATCAAGACATGCGGGTGGAGTTATTGTATCGGAGAACATTTCACACTTCATGCCACTAATTAATAGTGGTGGAGTAACTCAAACACCTTGGAGCGAGGGACAGAATGTTAGACACTTGGAACCTCTTGGGTTTATTAAGTTTGATATTCTTGGCCTCGCAACTCTTCGTATTATTGAGAATACGATCCGTAGAGTCCTCATTAAACAAGGTAATGCAAACCCCACCTTCAAAGACATCAAAACCTTCTACGAACAGAATCTCCACCCGTCAACAATAAACTTTGACGATCAAAAGGTCTATGAACATGTATTCCATGAAGGACGATGGGCGGCGATCTTTCAGTTCGCTGAGAAGGGCGCTCAAGAGTTTTGTAAACGTGCAAAGCCTCGTAGTATTATTGATCTTTCTGCTATTACTTCTATTTATCGCCCAGGTCCATTGTCGGCAAAAGTGGACGAAAATTATGTCACGGCTAAGGAAGATCCGAGTTCAATCAAATATCTACATCCAATCGTTAAGGAAATCACAGAAGAAACCGCAGGGTTCCTAATATTCCAAGAACAAATTGCTTTGATTGCTCACAAGTTGGGCAAAGATCTAACTTTGGATGAAGGTAACTTACTGCGTAAAGTCCTAACCAAGAAAGGCACAGGTAAAGGACACGAGGTTAAAGATGAGATTCACACAAAGTTTATTGAAGGCTGTCTCGAAAAAGGTATTCAACAAGAAGATGCTCAAAACCTTTGGCAGACATTTGAGTTCTTTTCCGGTTACGGTTTTAATAAGTCTCACGCCGTTTGCTATAGCATTCTTTCTTATCAGTGTGCATGGCTTCTTACTTATTATTCAAATGAGTGGATTGCTTCATACCTAGACGACGAAAAGGATGATGGTAAATCAAAAGCAATCTCAATCGTTAAGTCGCTTGGATATGAAGTTGAACCACCAAATGTAAATAACTCTGGCGATCAATGGGAATGCTCAAGCAATGGCAAAACTTTCTATCAACCTTTGAGTTCAATCAAAGGTCTTGGTGAGAAAGCGATTGAACAGGTAATTAATAATCGCCCATTTAAAACAATTGATGACTTACTTTTTAACGATAAAATTGCTTACACCAAACTCAACAAAAAAGGTTTGGATGCTCTTGCTAGATGTGGAGCGCTAGATGATCTAATGGATAATCGCTTCACTGGTCGTAAACATTTCTGGATGTCTTTCTGCGATGAACGACCAAAAACAAAGAAGAAGTTTGATGCTTATATTGAGCAGTTCAAAGGAGAGGGTGACTTCTCAAGAAATGAAGTGATCAACAATTGTGTTGAACTTCTCGGATTCTTTCCAGTGACGATGGTTATGAGTCCTCAGTTATACAAAAGATTAGAGGACAGCAATGTTCCATCTATCTCAAAGTATGATTCAGAACTACAAGTATGCTGGTTTGTTCCAATCTCGTTTGAAACAAAAAGATCTAAGAATGATAAAAACTATTATGTTGTAGATGTTGTTGATGACACCGGAAAGACAACTGAGGTTAAGTGCTGGTCTGTTGATACAGAGAAAGATGTGATTTATCTCAATCGTCCTTATGTTGCAAAACTTAATTACGATGAAAACTTTGGTGGATTTTCTTGCATAGGAATTTCTAAGAGTTGGAAGATGGTTGGATAGTATTTAAGAAATCTACATACTATTTATTAGTGAATCTTTTCGAGGAGAACTAATACATGGCAAGTGGACACAGAAAAAGAAAAGCAGCCGCATTAAGACTTGATGTTTTAAATCCAGCAGGATTAACAAATGTATCCGAAGCAGATCGTGGAAACACAACTAATCAAAATAATCTCATTAACATAGCAACTTACTCAAGGGATGGAGTTACCCCTACTTTTACAGCTGGTTCTACTACATTATTAAATAATGTTGTAGCAAATGCAGATGGTGCTTGGACAAAAGCAGGATTAACTGGCGAATCAACAAATACTGGGGTTTTCCTCGGAACATCGTTGAGTGGAGCGGTTGGTATAACAGCTACAACTAAACATTATTATTTTCCAGCTGTTGGAGGATTACAAACAAACTTATCTGGCGCAAACGGTGTATCGGCTCCAGTTATTGTTTATTCTAATGATGGTCCGCAAGCAGGTTATGTTCCTTATTATTTAGGTGGTAGTACTGCAACTAGTTCAATTAAATTCGGTTCTCAAATCACCGGCGCTGGTTCTGCAACTCACGTTATTGTTTATGTTGGCGGAGAGTTAGAAGCGTCTGATAGAATTAGAATTATGAAGGCGTCTGATGGTTCGTTGTACGGAACAGTGCCATATATGATAGGTACAAACATTACAACTGGCTCAACTAGTCCAACGATTGTATCTGGTTCAGAATTAAGCGGTTATTCATATAGAAAAGCCTTTTTCCTTACAAAAGCCTCAATAAATACCGCACAAGGATTTATACTAGAATTCTCGTCCTCTGCCAGAACATCAACTACACCAGTTGCTGGCGTATTTGTGGCAATCTCTTCTGGCACTTATGCGTAATTAGTTGACAAATTAGTTCTCTTATGATAACCTCCATAGACAACTATGGAGGTTATTCATTTATGGACAAGATTTATGTTAAGAAACTAAAACCAGAAGCAATCTTACCAACAAGAGCAAACCCTTCTGATGCTGGAGCAGATGTTTATTTTTGCAGTCACGAACCGCTGACGATCGCTCCTGGAGAGTCTGTATTGCTTGGGACTGGTCTACAAGTCGCAACACCAATTGGTTATGTATGTGAAGTTAAAAACAGGTCTGGTATGGCATACAAGAAAAGTTTGGTTGTTGGTTCGTGCGTAATTGACTCTGGATATTCTGGAGAAGTTAAAATCAATCTTCACAATATCGGAAGAGAAGTAAGAACAATTGATCCTTTTGAGAAAATTGCCCAACTTATTTTTTATCAAGTCAATCTACCAACATTTGAATGTTTACCAAGCGAAGTAGATCTTTATCTTCATACCCCAACTGTATCCAGTAGAGGTGAATGTGGGTTTGGATCAACAGGAAATAAATAATGAGCAACGCAACAAGGAAAATACAAAGACAAAAAGCAGTTGAAGCAAAGAAAGAGGTGGAAAAAGAACTTACCAGCAAGATTGGTATGTTTGGAAGACTGCCTGATGAATGTTCTGCCTGCCAAAAACCTTTTGATAAAAAGTCAAAAGAGATGGCGCAGACTTGGGTGGTGGTAGTTCGCAGTGAACAGAAACTAGTTAGGTTGTTCTGTCCTGAATGTATAGACAAAGTAAAGGAGTTTTTACCAGATGAAAACGAAGAAACTTGATCTGCTTAGATTTAAAAGCAAAGTTGATAAAAACATTCCATTTATTGTAAAGTTCAAGAGCGATGGTTGTCCAATCTGTGTTGATCTTGAACCAGATTTCCAAGCAGTTGCTCAATCATTCCCACAGTTAGGCTTCTACGACGTAGATATAAACGAAGAGGAAGACCTAGCAGATCTTTTTATTGAAGACGGAGTTCCGACACTTTATTACATTAAAGGAAAACACTTCAAAGAATTACCATATCCTCAAAATGGATTTGACAAAGATTCTCTAACCTCAGTTATCAAAGATATTTTAAATGGAAAATAAAAAACTATCAGAAAATTACCAGAAAAGAATTGTTGTTAATCTCTCTGAATATGAATACGGAGAGTTTATGGCAAATCTTAAATATGAAAACGTTAATCATCCCGCTAAATTAGTTCGCTTCTTCATAGAACTTTATTTAGCGGGAGACAAAGACGTTAGAAGTATTGTAGAAAGTTATAAACAAAAAAATAAAATTGCTGGTAGAGCAAAAAAAGATTATATTATTAAACAAGAGACGCTTGCCAAGAATACCGAAAAGTTATATAATCTAAGTGAAGATGACATAGATGATATTTATGATCTGCTTGACGAAGACTTTCCAGACTGAGGTATAATGAATTGCGACGAAATCTGTGAGAAAACAAATACTCCCTGTGATATATCTGATTGTAGAAACTATATAGATTATAAAGATGATCTAAATTGTGTATTGGTTTGTACAAGAAAAAACGGACCTTTAACTCTTGAAGAAGTTTCTAAACGACTCGGAGTATCTTATGTTCGCATAAAGCAGATTGAAGAAAAGGCAATGTCAAAGATAAAATCAAATGTGCGAAATTGTGATGAGGTCATTTAGTTTTTTCGATACTATTTATTATGATTTCTTAAGGAGAAACTATAATGGCGAAACGTAAAGATTTACTTTTAACAGAATCAACAACAATGAGAATGATGGGACTTGCTGGTATTGGTTCCCTAGCAAATCCGTTTTTGAGAGAAGGCGCGAATGTAGATACAGCAGAGGATCCAAATAGTGTTGACTTTGATATGGACGACATGGGTGACATGGATGACATGGGCGATGTTGACATGATGGAAGAAGGTGAAGAGCTAGATGAAATGTATGGCGAAGAAGACTCAATGATGGAAGAATCATACGAAGAAGAGATGGAAGAAAATCTCTATGAAGGCGAAGAAGACCTAGAAGAAGCAAAGAAAAAACCACATGGCGATGGTGATGATAGTGATGATTATGAAGAAGACGAAGATCTAGAAGAAGCAAAGAAAAAAGAAAAATGCCCACACTGCCATAAAATCCACGAAGGAGATTGTGGGGCGATGAAGGAAAGTATTCGTAGAAGCATGAGTAGATTAAAGAGACTTCTAGAACAAGCAGAAACCGATGCGCCACCACCACCAGCAGCAGAACCACCACCAGCAATGGAAGGTGGAGATCAAATGGAAGCAAAGATTAAAGAGTTCGTAAAGAAACTTGGTGAATTAGTACAAGAAACACTAGGCGTGGAAGTTAAGGTTGAGGAAGAAGGTGAAGAAGAAATGGAGCCAGCAGAAGGCGGAGAGGGCGAAGAACCAGCAGGCGCATCACCTCCACCACCAGCCGCTCTACAAGAGGCAATTGACCGCCTAGTTAATAAAGTTGCTCTCAGAGTTAAGGCTCGTTTAATGGAAGCAAAGAAAGATCCAAAAGCTGCAGCAAAAGCTAAGAAAATGATGAAAGAAAAGCAAATGGCTGCAAAGAAAAAAGAGAAAGAAGAAGCTGCCAAGAAAAAAGAAATGATGATGAAGAAAAAGAAAGCAGCAATGGCTAAGAAGAAATAAGCAGGTAAGCAATCTCCAAGAAATCAAGTGAAGCCCAGCCTAAAAACTGGGCTTCATCTTTATTAAGAACCTAATTACTCCAGAGGTAAAACAATGAATCTTGAGAAGTTAATTGAAAAACATTTCGCTCCAAAAAAAGGAAACGAATTGTTAATTGAAATGATTGAATCAAAATTGAATGAGCAAGCATTTGGTCCAATTTATTCAAAATCAAGAATAAATCTATTATCAGGAGATCCAGATACAGAAGCATATAGAGAATTGCAATCATTATTCTCCGGATTGTTTAAAGGTCAAGGTGAGTTATTATCTGATCGTTTATCAACCGTTAATAGTTTCTTAACCGCTGACAAAGCACAGGTAAAGAGTTTTCCAATTAATGTTGCGTTTTCATCGATATTGTTAATTCAAGAACTTAAAGAAGCGCTTGAAAAACTAGAGGCAAGTTCTGCCGGTTTCCAAATGGAAACAATTATTGCACAAATCATTCAAGGTTCAAAATTAGCAAATAACTCAATTGTTGACGTTATTAAAGTTCAAAAGTCTTCCGGCGGAGAAGAATTTGTGAGAGATTATTCAATAAAAACTTTATCAGCAACCAGTTTAAAAATCAAAGGTAGTTTTTTAAATCTCTGTAAGAAATTTGCTAATCTTGATAGAAACGAAGAATATGAGTATTTAATTATCACAAAAGATGTTAAAAATGGTATTTATAGATTTTATGAATGGGTCTTACCATATGAAAACTTTTTTACGCAAATAACTTATCCAAAAGGTTTTCTTGAGGCTGGTGGAAACAATGGTAATTTTATTTTTAAAGATGGCGTAGATTTAAATGCAATTAACAAATTAATACAGAAAGAAGGACTAAGTCTAAAGATTTCTTCGAATCAAAATGTTTATTATTTACACTTCCCGGTTTTAACAGAAAGAGAATCTGATGCTATTTTGAGCAGAATACAATCAGGATATGAGAACAACACTTACAGAAATGCCGGAGAGGCAATGGTCGATAGGTTTAGGAATCTACAATTTATAGAAGACAACAAAGACTTATTTACAAATGCTGATTCTTTTTCACTAGAAACTCAATTTAGTATATCAAAAGGTGTTATCGATGCAAACATAAAAGGATCCGAAGCTTTAATAGGAGAATTTAATTTATCAGACGAAAGATTGCAACAAATTTCAAATGAGTATCAAAAAACTCTTGTTGGTAAAATGAATCAAATTCTTAAGGACAACCAAGAAGTGCTATCAAGCATGAACTCATATTTTTCAACAATGAATAAAGAAAGCGCAGAAAATACATTTCAAGCGATGACAAAGGTTAGAAAAGGATTTAGACAATTCACAACCAAAGCAACACCTGGAGTATCTGACTCGGAAGGATAAATAATGAAAAAAAAGATCTTGACAAAACCATTTGGTCATGTTAGCATAGGTTCGAAGCATTATGTTGTGGAAGTTGCTATGGATGATCAATCTCGTCACAAAGGACTTTCCAAGAGACATAATCTTGACGAAGGACTCGGCATGTTATTTGATATGCCAAAGGAAGATGTTCATTCTTTCCAAATGAAAGAAACATACATACCGCTTGATATGGTATTTATTGGAAAATACGGACAGATTGTTGATTACATACCAAATGTTCAACCACTCACCGCTGGACCATATTCCCCAAAAGAGAAGTGTAAGTTTGTTTTGGAAGTTAGAGGGAACGATTTAAAGGACGAAATAAAAGAAAAAGCTCTTGCAAAAATGAGATTCTTTGATACAATGGAGAAGGCTCAAGCATACAGAGATAAAAGAATGCTTCAAGAGCAGTTAATACATTACTTAAATGAGGCGATTAATGGCGAAGGCATACGAAGGAAACAAGATTCTTCAAGAAAAAGTTCTAAACGGAGTGGAAAAACTCTCTAACATTGTAAGTTCTACCCTTGGACCTGGTGGTAGAAATGTAATCCTACAACAAAAAGATAAAAGACCAATCATTACAAAGGACGGAGTAACCGTTGCTCGTTTTGTTGATTTTGAAGATCCATTTGAAAATGTTGGAGCACAGATTCTCAAGCAAGTCTCGGCTCTTACTGCTCACGAAGCAGGTGACGGAACAACTACTAGTACCCTCCTAGCACATAGAATGCTTAAAGAATCTCAAAGATTTATTTCTGCTGGAGTTTCTCCAACTGAAATGAGAAGAGGAATGGAAAGAGCATCAAAGGATGTTATTGAGTTTGTTCAGTCAAAAGCAAAAACTATTCAGTCAATCGAAGATATTGAGAACATTGCGACAGTTTCGGCCAATAACGATCCAGTTATTGGTAAGTTGATTGCCAAGGCAGTTGATCTGGCGGGAAAGAACGGAGCAATAACAATTGAAGATTCAAGATCTTACGAGACAGAACTTGATCTGACAGAAGGGTTTATCTTTGAATCCGGTTATCTATCTCCTCAATTCATTACTGACGAGATGAGGAAGGTTGCAAAGCATAATGATTGTCTTGTCTTTATTACAGACTGGAAACTGGAACATGTTGAACCAATCCTCCCAGTGTTAGAGTTGGCATCAAGAGAAAAGAAACCATTAGTAATTGTTGCTGATGATATTGAAGGTCAATTGCTTGCTGCACTTATTGTTAATGCTGTTCGTAATTCAATGAAAGTTGTTGCTGTAAAAGCCCCTTACTATGGAGAAGAGAGAAGAAATGTTCTGGCTGATCTTGCTGTTGCTACTGGTGGTAAGTTCTTTACTCGCGAGTCTGGTTTGGATTTCAGTTCCTTTACTCTCGCGGATTTTGGACGTTGTAAAGGAGTCGAGATTGGAAAGTCTCAGACAGCAATCATCGGCGGAAAAGGATCCGCTGAAGCAATTGATAATCGTTCAGAAGAACTAAAACAACTAATCAAAGAAACAAATGATCTTGAGGAATGTAAGAGAATTCAAGATCGTGTTACTAGACTAGCAAGTGGAGTCGTTTCAATTAGAGTCGGTGGTTCAAGCGAAGTAGAGGTGATTGAGAAGAAACATCGCATTGAAGACGCCTTAGAGGCGGTTAGATCCGCCCAACTAGCGGGAACCCACCCAGGGGGAGGTGTAACGCTTCTACGAGCTTCTAGAACCCTTAAGGCCCCAAAGTTACCACAAGATCAAGTTGACGGATATAACATTGTTATTAGATCCTTATCTGCTCCGTTTGAAAAGATCTGCGAGAATCTTGACCTTGTTCCACAAACTTTGGCAGAACGAGTCACCAAGTCAAAGGATGGATATGGACTTGACGTAAAGACCCTGAGGGTGGTAGACTTGTATGAGGCAGGCGTGATAGATCCTGTTCGTGTGACAACTTCTGCGGTCAAGAATTCTGTATCAGTTGTTTCTACTTTGATTACAACAAACAACGCAATCGTGGAGGTTTAAAATGTTGGCATATTATACGAGCTTGGTAAAGAAAGAGGATTTAGTAAGAAGATTATCAAATGATGGCAAAGAACTATCCAGTATGTCTAATGATCTTGTTTGCCTTGTAAAGGAATTTGTAAATTCTTGTGATACTAGAGATTTAGAAAATGCTCAAAAATTAATTTTAGAAGCAGAAGAATTATCAAAAGTAGTATCTACGATGACTTCAAATTTAAAATCTAACTACGAATCTTACTTGTTTTCTTTGTTGCCACAAAGGACAGTGGAAGAGGAAAAAGAAACAGAAGAAAAGCAAGAAAATGTTTCAAGTCAAACACCCGATACAAAACAACTTACAACTCTATTAGAAGCTATGAAATCTCTTAAAGAAATGAAGGACTCTCTTGGTGAAAACAAAAAAGTATAAATTAGATAAAGATATATTACAAGAAGTTTATGCTGTACTTAAAAATTGTTCAATAAAAGCAAAGTTTGTCAAGGCTCATATTGTTATGGAGTCTCCATTCGAATCATATTATTATGATCTATTGAGTCTTTACTATAATTCTATCTTTAACTACATGCATGAGATAGAAAAACTAATTCTTCAAGAGGGAAAATACTATTTAATTTCTCAAGAGTTGATGGATAAACTGAATAACTATAAAAAGATTATCACAAGCATCGAGGAGGAGATAAATAGTTCTCCAAAGTATAGTTTAAGGATTCATTAATGAACTATAACTTAATTCTATTTGGTCTATTGCTTGGTACAATAGGCCATTCGATCTCTTGGTTTGCTATGAACTCCCAGTTTTTGTGGGAGTTCTGGAGCACAAGACCATTCTTAACAGCAGTTTTATTTGGTATACCGTCTAATGTTGTGTTTTGGTTTGCTTCAAAGTCCATTCGAGAAGGAATGGCGGACCCTTGGCAGGTTAGATGGTTATTGTTTGCCATGAGTTTCCCGCCAATGTTTGTTTTAACAACCACGATGTTTGGAGATTCATTTCTTAATATAAAGAATCTCCTAACTCTATTTTTTGCTATCTGTATTATATTAACTCAATTCTATCACAGGTGAAAAATGTTTAGATTTTTATTTGCTCTTAGTCTTTTGATTCCAAATTTTGGATATGCTTATGAATGTAATGAGGAAATAGATAGGTTAGCAAGAGAATATGAAATTAAAATAATTTGCAAAGAACAATCTATTGCAGATTATAATACGGAAATTACATTTAAAGAAGCAAATGATGAGATGATAAATAAATCAAGTAATCCAGTTAAATTATTTCTTTTAAGATATGACAAATCCTTTATCAAAGAAAAAATAAAGTCTTTAAATTTATTTAATAAAATAACTTTTCGAGGTTCTCGGGCAGGCGGTCTTCATCATGCAGGACACGTATGGTTAACAATTGGAAATTATCCTGAAGAAAAAATACCAATTATATATCAAGAGATTCTTCATCATGAATTTTCCAGCGTTATATATAAACAACCAAGTCTTTTTGATAAAACATTAATTTGGAAAAAAATTAGTCCAGGTTACGAGTATTCACTACAATTTTTAAAAAAATGTTTAGATAATATAAACTTTGGTAATGCAAGTAATGATGAAATATTATATAAAGGTTATCTTTTAAACTATTCAACGACCGATGATGAAAATGATTTTAATGTTTATGCGGAACACTTATTCATGCATCCAGATTTACTTAAAATATATTATCAAAAATACCCATTGGTTGCAAAAAAAGCAAGATTATTTAAACAAATGTATCGAGACGCAGGGTTTAAAGGAAAATTTCCAGACGAGACTTGACAGAGTACTACCACCATCCTACTATACCACCACTACCCCCTAGAGGGATATAACAAATGGAGGAAAAAGAATGTATTACACTTACGATATTGTAGATAAAGCACTTGATCAACTCTTTGATCAGAGTCTGCCAGTCCAAAACAAGATTGCATTTGTTGATCAAAAGGACCACTACTCCCTTACTACACCCCTGCCGGGTGCTAAGAGAGAGGATGTGAAAGTTATTGTAACTGGAAATCAACTAGAAATTTCCTACAACCCAAGTCAGAAGAACATTTATGCTCCGTCATTTTCTAAGTATTGGAAACTAAATGAAGTTGATTTTGATTCCATTACAGCAGATCTAAAAGACGGATTGCTAACTGTTGTTGTTCCAAAGCAAAAATCTCAAAAGCAGGGAACTAGAACTATCGCAGTGAATTAACAAAAACAACACTATACTTATAGTAGAGGAGGGAAGGGAAGTTAACAACTTCCCTTCTGTATGAAAATGAAAGGTTCAATTTGGGCGTATGTAAGAGATAAAGACAGTGTAGAGTATAGATTCCAGATTGACGGAATTAAAAGAGGAGTTTATACTAAGGTAATTGATCCAGTCTTTAAAGATTGGAAAGAAGTTGGTTCTGGTGTAAACTACAAAAAAGCTACAGAGACTTTAATCTTTTCAAGATATTTTTCATCTGAGGATGAAGTAATCAAATGGGTGAAATCAACTATTGAGTTCCCAACCGTGTTCAATAGTTGCAGAGCAAGATGCACAGTTAAAGTCCTCGTAGCTGATAAAAACGAGGTCAAGAATGAAAAATCAACAACCAAAAGTAGGGCAGTTCGTAAGAGTAAAACTAGTTCGTAGTATTCGCCCTCTTGAATTCAGGACTTTTACTTGTGAAGGTTTGGTCACTTCAATCCTGTTTGACGAGAACTTTGAGGTGTCGTACATTGAAGATGAGAAGCCGATCTCTCACTGGTTTCATGTGAACGACATTTCTGAATTAGAGGTATTATGATTAAGTGTGAAAATTGTATATATTTCAAAAGCGTAGTTCCTAATTCTGCACAATGGGCTGGTAATTGCATTCGATATGCTCCAAGAGCAGGTGATATACAAAGTGGTGGATTTTGGCCATTTGTTTACTTTGACCAATCCTGTGGAGAATTTGTTTCTAAAGTTAATTCAAACGATTACATTTCCAATTATGAGTATGAAGATGAATGTTCAGAGTAAGTATGCAGAGTGGTCAGTTGATTTAATCAAAGAAGATGTACAAAGAAACACCCTCCCGTATGCGTGTTTAATGTCGCATGTCGAGGGTGATTTCAATATGTCCACGGCGGTAAGAAATGCTAATGCATTTGGTTGCAAAGAACTATTTTACTTTGGACAAAAGCGATGGGACAAGAGGGGGTCGGTGGGTACACACCACTACTCCCTCGTATCTCATTTGAAGGATATTGATGCGATTAAAGCATTAAAGTCCAAGTATAAATTTGTTGCGATTGAATGCAACATCGAAAGAAATTGTGTTTCTCTCTTTGATTATAAAATTGAACCGAATACCATGTTTATCTTTGGCGAAGAGTCAAAGGGATTGAGCGACGAGATACTCGATCTCTGCGAAGATTATGTTTATATCCCAATGATTGGTTCAGTTAGAAGTCTCAATGTTGGTACAGCAAGCGGAATTTTGATGGCAGAAGCGATGAAATCGATTTCGCATACTATTTAGTAATAGCAAGGAGATCGATAATGTATCAAAAGTTATTTGAGAATTGGAGAAACTACAAAAAAGTAATTAAAGAAGACGTAATGCGTTATTCTGAATATGGTTCCTCGTTTCAAGAAATGAGAGAACTTATCAAAGATGCATCAGATAAGACATGGATATTCTTTGATACAGAAACAACAGGTCTTTCTGCTGAAAAGGACTTCCACCAAGTTACTCAAATAGCAGCAATCGCTGTCGATGTTAAAAACTTTGATGAAGAACCAGAGATTCTAGAGAAATTTAATGTTAAGATCCAGTTGGGAGATAGAACCCGTGGTTTTATGGATTGGGATCGTAGTAAGAAAGCAGAGAAACGAGCCGCCGCCCGTGCTGCTGGGGTAGAGGTAGCCCCCGGCATTAAGCGTATAAGACAAGAACCAGAGAAGTTCAAAGGCATTTCTGATATTTTCTCTATGACACAATATGGTGTATCAAGAGATCCAGAAAAGGCAAGAAGAAAAGCGTTCTTACAGGCAAGAGAAATGCCTGGAAAAGAAGATATCTCAATGGAAGATGTACCAGAGTCCGCTACATTTATGAGACTTGTTCCAGCACTAGAGCAATTCAACGAATTTCTAGATAGATATCCAGATAGAATTCTAGTTGCTCAAAATGCTCCATTCGATAATGGATTCTTAAATAACATGTATCAAAGAATTGGAGAAGTTCCGCCTGATGACATTGTTGTTGACACAGTTATGATTTTCAGAAAGTTCTTAACCCCTGCACTAAAAATGTTTAAGGCGACCAGAGAAGCAGGAGAAGAACTAAGTCCAGAAGATTCAAAGATTCTCGATGCTCTAACCTCAGATAAGGGTAAACTAACTGTATCCTTAGGAAAGATTATTAAGGCATTTGACGTAGAAAACAAGGGCTGGCATGATGCTCTTGCCGATGTGACAATGCTTTTGGATGTTCTAAAAGCAGTTATTAACTTCTTGGATGTTCGCACTGACCTATCTTCATTAGAACCAGAGCCAGAACCAAAACCAAGAGAGAAGAAAGTTAGTAGTCAATTAAACTTACCAGAACCAAAACCATCTGATATTGGTTAGTTTTTAATACGACTTGACAGAAATCTTCCACTCCTGTAGACTGTAGGGACATTGACAGCGGGAGTGGAAGATGAATAATTTTCGTGAGTTTTTTGAGACAAGAAAACTAGAATTTCACAGAAAAGTTAAGAAAGAAATGCTAGACCAACTAAACGAGTTGAGTGGAAACCTCACCCGATTTGGTTGGCAGTATGAAGACGGTTATTTTTATTGTAACGCCAAAGAGAAAGATATTCTTTTTATCTTAAAGAGCGACTTCGAACCATACTTATTTGACTCACTTGCAGTTTTACCAGCGGTGGGGCATCCTATGGAGTATGAAGTGGGTGATGTTCAGCAAGTTGTTGAATCACTACAAGACTTAATTGATCAGGAAGTAGAGGGATAGTATGAGCAAGCGTCAAGTTCGTTGTAGTTATTGTTGGCAGTCTGGTCACAATCGCACTTCTTGTCCTAAGGTAAAGGCAGAGGCTGCGAATGGTGATTCTTATGCGAAGAGATTGCTTGAAAGTTCAAGTGTCAAGCAGTGTTCTTATTGCCGTGGAACCGATCACAACAAGGCAGGTTGTGATAAGTTGTTTAGTGATCAAAGAAACGAAGGTCTGGTCAAGTGGGCACATTTGAATGCCATGATCAATGTGATCAAAACCAAGAAGATTGCGAACGGAGCATTTATCTATGGTCCAATCATTCATCGTTGGAATGATGTTCCATACAACACTTACGATGGTGAACCAAGAAACTATGATTTGGGTAACTATTGTGTAAAGCATATTGCTTACAATGATAGCACTCCTTATTCTCCATGCTACGGATTTGAAACACTTGTTGAACCAAGTGGTGATGCTAGATATTTCCGTACCAGTTTGCCGTTGCCCGGTATTCACAACGAGGTCCAAAACCTTTCTTCCACAATGAAGGAGGCAGTTGATACTTGGAATGCTCACCAAGATCGTGTTTCCGGTCTTGCTGATTCAAGAATTAACCGCGTTTACGAAGAAAACTATAATGTGCTTGTCGAAGCATCCGACGAGGAAGTCAATAAGGCGGTTGAGTCTCTGCTCATGGAAAAGCCGGTAATCGTTGATTTCACTGAACGAAAGCCGTATCAGTCGGAAATGAGAAAGAGAAAGAAAGAAGCACAATAAACACGGAGGACGAATGAGATCAGTTACAGGGCAAAATAAATATGGTGGTTGTGGTTGGTGCTATAGCAGATCACATAAGGCTCAAGATTGTCCAAATCTTAAACATTCGGTCGGTCAAAATAGTGTCGCTGCCATCAAATACGACAAAAGATTGAGTGGTTCTACTGGTCGCCTATGTGGGTACTGTGGTGATGAGAATCATACTTCCGGTATTTGTCCAAAAAGATTTGAGGATTCTCGTAGAACCGTTGTCTCTGAGAGACAAATTGCAGAGAAAGCATTTGAATGGTTGAAGGAAATTGGGTTTGGACCAGGAGCAATGCTTTCTGGTATGGGCAGAACTTCATCTTGGAGTTCAAGAGAGAAGGGAGATAGAATTGTTGTAATTGAAGAATTTAATAAGATTACTGGAGAAAGGTTTGTGTCTGAGTTGCTCTACGGCAAAGAAAGAAACTGGTTTCCAGTTTGTGCTGTAGACACAACCAATGAAACAATCCGAAACATTTATCTTCCGTTCCATCCAGTCTTTTCTCCGAAACCAACTTCCATGAAGGTTCAGATTATTCATCGTTCAAACGATGAAGACATTGAAAAGATTAAGAACTTTCTTCCTTCATTATCAAGTCCGCTAAATGATTATACAGACTCAGATGATTTCTTTTCATCGGGATACAGATTTGAGACTGGCAAGAGCAAAAATCCCAAGATCATTAAGATCCACAATTGACAGCAAACTCTGGGCAGGCTATGCTTAGAGAGTAGAAAGGACAGAGAGCAGTTCGATATGGTTTCGTTCTGCCTCTGGTTCTTAACCGTGCTTGACAGGATCGTTAAGGTGCGGTATGATGTGGGTGTCTTGAACGGTTCAAGGCACTTTTTACTTGGTTCCTATTTACTTTGAGGTTTCTACAATGGCTACTATTTCGTTCGGTACTTTCAATGCAATCGTTGACAGCGTGATTGACGCTGGTTTCCCCGTCCTTATCCGTGGTCGTCACGGTATTGGTAAGTCGCAACTTGTCTATCAGTTCGCTGGTCGTCGCACTCTGGACGTTATCGAGCGTCGTGCTTCGCAGATGACCGAAGGCGATCTGATCGGTCTGCCTACTCTTGAGCAACGCGTTAATGCGACTGTGACCAAGTGGGCTGCGTCGGATTGGTTTCAAGATGCCTGTGAGCGTCCTGTGGTTCTGTTCTTCGACGAGGTTGACCGTGGTGCGACCGAGGTTCGTCAGGGTCTGTTCGAGTTGATGGACTCCCGCAAGTTGGCGGGTAAGCACATTCACCCCGGTACTTTGATGTTCGCCGCAGTCAACGGTGGTATCCACGGTTCCAACTATCAGGTTTCGGACATGGATCCCGCTGAGTTGGATCGTTACACCACTTTCGATGTCGAGCCGACCGTTGAGGATTGGCTGACGTGGGCTAAGGATAACGTCGCTGGCGAAGTGTGGGACTTTATCAACAACAACCGTGGTCACTTGGAGCACACCGATACCTTTGAGCCGAACAAGAAGTATCCTTCTCGTCGTTCTTGGGCGCGTGCTTCGACTGCAATCAGCAAGAGCAAGTTGATTGAGAAGGGTGCAACTCCTGAACTTCAGGCAATCGTTCAGGGTTTCGTTGGTTTCGAGGCTTCGACTGCCTTCACCGACTTCGTTCGTAACTATGACCGTCAGGTTAAGGTTGAGGACGTTCTGAACGGCAAGGCTCTCAAGATGACCAAGAAGTTCTCGCTGAACGAACACCTCGCTCTGATCGAGAAGTTGGGTGCAAGCAAGGTATTTGATTCGCAACTCGATGCCGATCAGGCAAAGCATGTCGCGGAGTACTATGTCAATCTGCCTTCCGAGGCGGCAACCAAGATCGCAGGTGTGTTCGGTAAGTTGAACAACCCGCTGATCATGAAGCAGACCACCAGCAAGGGTCTTGCTTCGCTGTATGCGGTTCAGATCCTGACTGGTAAGAAGGTCGGTTAGAATCAATTAACAACTTAGTATGCCACCTTGACAGGAAACTGTCAGGGTGGTATGCTTCTATCATGTTCAACCCTCCACCTCACAGGTGATGTTATGTCTTACGATCTCAATATTGATATTGCTCGTCTGCTCAAGGATGAGCCTTTCTTTGCTGCTCTTTCTCGTCGCATCGAGAAGATTTCCACCAATTCTATTCCTACTGCTGCTGTTGGTCTTAACCGTGAAGCTATGCAGTATGAGTTCCTTTACAATCCAGAGTTCTTTGAGAAGCTTACCGAAGGTCAGCGTCGTGGTGTAATCGTCCACGAGTTCTATCACTTGGTTTTCCGCCATGTTGCTAATCGTCGTCCTGCTCAGGTTATTCGTGAACCAGAGCGATTCTTCAAGTTCTGGAACATCGCTACTGACTTGTCGATCAACTGCTTGATTGGAGCAGAGAACCTGCCCGAGAATTGCTGTATTCCCGGCGGTAAGTCCTTTGAGAATTTCCCCTCGATGGAGTCTGCTGAGTTCTATTTCCGCAAGATTCTTGAGAAGGTGGAAATGGATCCGAATGGTGGCGGTGGCGATGGTGTTGACGGTTCTGGTCAGTTTGACGATCACGGCAATTGGGCAGAAGGTTCCGGTGACGGAATGGAAGCCGAGACCGCCAACGAGCGAGTCAAGGAATACCTGAAGGAAGCAGCCGAAAAGGCTGATGCTAAGGGTTGGGGTTCCATGACCAGCAAGACCCGCGAGGAAATCAAGAAGTTCCTTGAGTCGTATGTTGACTGGCGTAAGGTTCTGCGTATGTTTATTGGTCGCGCCCAGCGTGCGGACAAGTCCAATACTCGTCGCAAGATTGATAAGCGTACTCACAGTTATGCTCAGGGTATTGATGTTGTCTCAATCAATCCAGGTCGTAAGATCAACAAGATTGCCAATATCGCTGTGTCGATTGATCAGTCTGGTTCTGTTGACGATGATTTGCTTGGTGCGTTCTATGCCGAGTTGAATAGTCTTTCCAAGTTGGCAACTTTCACTGTGATTCCGTTTGACGATCAGGTTTTCGAGCAGAAGGTCTATGTCTGGAAGAAGGGCGATAAGCGTCAGCGTGAGCGAGTTCTTCACGGTGGTACGAACTTCAGTGCTCCGACCAAGTATGTGAATGAGCGTAACTTTGACGGACACATCATTCTAACCGATATGTGTGCAGAGAAGCCTGTTGCCTCCAAGAAGCAGAGAATGTGGATGACCTCCGCTCGTCACGCAAAGCGTCCTTACTTCGATCCTCGTCCGAATGAGATGATGATTGTTATTGAAGAGCGACAGAAGCAAAAGTAGTTTCCCTCCCGCTTGACACTCAACCTCACGTTGGCTATGCTATGTGTGTTGGCTGGGTGTCAGCCTTTCTGGTGTTCCAATGCTGTATGAACTGAATACGATTGATAAGCTTGAGAAAATTTTGGTTTCCCCTCGTCTGCGTGAATCGAGCAAGTCCTTTGTGGAATCTCTGCTCGCACAAGCAAAGAATCGTGATCTGTCCGAAAAGCAGATTACGTATGTTGATAAGTTTTGGGAGGAGTGTTATCCTCCGCAGGAAGTGGTGGATGCGGAGGAGTCTTGGAAAAACTCATTTACTCCCGAAATGAAAGAGAACTTGAAGATTACTGGTATGTATTACGAGTATCACTATCCAAATTCTCGTATCGCAAAGTTTTACAAAGATCCTAACTGGATTCCCAGCAAGGATATTTATGAGAAGTCTTGCGAATCTCAATGGGCAAAAACTACTATCAAGAATTACAAGACACCATTTCGTTTTTCAGTTGGAGATCTCGTTGTTCTGCGAGATACACAGAAGAATCGTTCTGGTTTTGCTAAGGAATACAGGGAAAATCCCATTCTGATTCTTGAGCAGATGAAGCCAGTTTCAACCAACTTTGTAAATTACTACAAGGTTATTTGTACCGCTCTGATGGAAGATCAAAGGATTGTTGAAGTCAAAGAAGCGGATCTTAATGTTATTAAGAACAAGAAGGGTCAAAATGGCTAAGAAGCGATATGTAAAAGCAGAACAAGGCAGATATAATGTTTCCCTTTCAAGGGCAGAGGCAAGTTATGAAGCAAGCAGAACCGGAGAGTCATGTATGTATTGCGGAGAATACTATCCCAATGTCCGAAAGTCTCTTTCCGGAAGGTCTTTCACTTGCGACCCTTGTCTCACACGGGCATTCTGTCGTTAATAAGGTGAAGACTAGACTTATCAAACCAAAGTTTAATGTTGGTGATATTGTTTATCTTTCCGCTTTTGTGACTGATATTAACTGGAAGATGGCAACTTATATTGGGAGACCCTTTGTAATTGTTCAGCTTCCAGTTGACACACAAAAGTTCAAGACCTATACTCTAAGACTGCTGGATGACCCCTCCAATGAGGAATGTTGGTATGATCTAGCATTTCACGAAGACTTTCTTGTTAGAAGAGCAGAGGATTAAAATGCCTAATTGGTGTAATAACAAAGCAACATTCATTCCTGTAACTGATGAAGCAAAGGAACTGCTAAAGCAGTTTAAGGAGTATCTGGATTCAGCACCAGAAGAACCAAAGTTCTTTGGTTGGTTTTATCCTATGCCAGAAGATCAAGCAGAAAACTGGTATAGATGGAACATTGATAATTGGGGAACCAAGTGGGATGTAAGTCTTAGCAAAGACAATGTCCATCCAGAAGAAGGTGTTATTGACTTCTACGAGGAGACTGCTTGGTCACCTCCGGTTGGGTTCTATAACTTTATGACCGAAAAAGGATTCTCCGTAGAGGCTTCTTATTATGAACCAGGAGCAGGTTTCGTTGGAACTTATTCCGATGGAGTTGATGATTGTGAAGATATTCCAAATGGCGATAAGGCATTCAATCTTCTAAGAAATCTAACTTATGATTCGGTCGATGTGTATTTGGAAAATGATCTTGATTTTTCTAGTCTGAAGAATGGTGATGTTATTGGAACAAACCGAGAAGGTAATAGCATTATTTATCTCAGTCATGAGTTTGTTCCTTGGAGTGAACTTAGAAAGAACAATCTAGGGATCTTTAACTCCGATGCCCGAGATTGGGATAGTGAACTTGATGAAGTTTGTAATACCGATGAGGATTTCTATTTGCTAGAGATTATCGAGGATAATAGCAAGTGCGGATCTACGAGCGCAATTGTATATTCAAACCGTTTGAATACGATTAGTTATTATCCGGATTGACAGGAAATCTCAGGGGTGGTAGACTTGTTCTATCAATGACCCAACGAGGACACAATGAAGAAGCAAGCAGAACCACAATTTCAAATGGGCGATGTTGTTAGAGTTGTCATGCCAACAATGGCAGTTAATCTAAAAGAGCCAGCGGAAGGCGAAAAGAAGCTTCAAATTGATGAGGTTCTGCTTGTTGGCGACGAAGGTATGGTTGTTGTTAATGTTGAATATGTTAAGAGATCAAATGAGTATTTGTACCAGGTGTTGACAGAGAACTCGCTAGAGACTAAGATGTTCAGCATCCCAGAGGATCAACTCACTCTATTTTAGGAGACACAATGAAGCGGTTTGTCGTAAATGTTATTGAACAGAAGATCACTCCATTTGTCGTTGAGGCAAATGATGAGTGGGAAGCAATGGTTAAGGCAAAAGACGGGGAAGGTTATGTTAGTGAAACCGGTTCCATTGATTTGCCAATTGATCCCATGTCGTGGGAAGTAACTGAATTTGATCACACTGAACTCTTTGCTGATTGGTTTTAATATGAATACTGCTATTTGTCGTTTTTGTGGTGATGATTATTCGATCAAGCGATTTGAGCTTGGTTATATCTCTTGTCTTGATTGCGGTGGCAGACAGGCAGAAGCAGAGAAAGCATTCAAGGCAAGATGTACCGCTCCCGCATATAACAAGGGAGCATACACTTATGTCGCCAGCACTGAACAAGTAAAAGGTATTTTTAAGTGCGGTGATTATAAATAGGCTTGACACGCAAGCTCACTTCGCCTACAATGGTGGAGTGTCGAGGGGAGATGGTCGAGTGGTTTATGGCAATCGCTTGGAAAGCGATCGAACGTGAATAGCGTTCCGGGGGTTCGAATCCCCCTCTTCCCGCCAACTACTTTGTTATTGAGGATTATTATGGAACCGAGAGACATTGTATACAAAATTCTTGTTGAAGAGGAAACTGGTAATAAGACTTATTTCCTCAACGACGAACCATGGACTTTCGTTGATCCCGCCCATGTTAAGATCGGAGATATTATTTATTTCGATCCAAATGGTTTGAATCGTTGGGGGATTGTCTCAAGCATTCGTGAAGCAGACTTTATTTATTATGATGTAGTTTTTCCAAATACCTTCCGCAAGGAAGAGATTGCTATGTTCCAAGTCTACAAAGTGGGGGATTCAGATGATGGTTCTAATTCTTAAGAAACTTAATCCAAGGCAGATCGTTGTTCGGCAAGATGATAAGTTCTATCTTGTTTCTGAATCCAGCGAGCATATTCAACCAGTCGAGACTATGATCTTTGAATGCGATGAAGCAGGAAGAGTTGAAAATTGGAATGAAGTTGGTGGAGCAGTTGGTTATTCTTTGGAATCACTTATGCCAATGATAATGGAACACGGCGTCCACTACAAAGATTGGGACGATTTCCCGTGGTAAAAATGCGAATCGTTATTTTGTGGAGCGACGATAAAGAAGATGCCGATGTTGTCGTAAGCCTTTCAAATACGAAAGTAAGTGGAAGTGCTTTGCTTCCAAAGAAATTGGTTGGTAGTTGGATTGTTCACCTAATCAAAAAGTATCGGAGGATCAAATGAAGAAGATGAAAAACATGGTTTTTCGAATGAATCTGATTCGTAAGATCAAGAGACTTACCATTTACAATCCACTTTTTATGTTCCTCAAAAACATTTGGCTCTTCCGTAAAGAGTTGTGGAACTTCCGAACTTTTGATTACAAGTATAACATGGATCTTTTCTGCCGTTCTCTGGAGCATACCAGAGACTTTATGGCAAGTTCCGATGCTGTTTGTGAATCTTCAAACCAAACGGCAGAAGAGATTGATGATTTCCTGAATGCGATTGATAATTTCAACAACCATGTTGGAGTTGGAATTGATGAACTTGGTTATGATTTCTCTCCGCTGTGGTCTGAATCCGAAGAGGGCAGAATAAAAGATAAAATCCTGCTTGACAGAGTTCAGCAGATCGAGGAAGATAGTTGGGAGAGAGCGATGGATCTGTTGAAGAATCGCATGAGACACTGGTGGGATTAACTTAAAATATGATCCTACTTATGGTAGGATCGTTGTATGCGGGTATAACTCAGGGGTAGAGTGTCAGCCTTCCAAGCTGTTCGTCATGGGTTCGAATCCCATTACCCGCTCTGAGACAATCGGTGTTTAGCGCAGTCTGGTAGCGCATCTGCTTTGGGAGCAGAGGGTCGTGGGTTCAAATCCCCCAACACCGACCAATCATTACGGGCGGTTAGTTAAACGGGATAACATCGGCTTTGCAAGCCGAGATCGAGGGTTCGATTCCCTCACTGTCCACCAACAATAAACAACCAAGAGTTCGTTATGATTTTAGATATTAGTGAAATCTATGTCATTCTACAGGGATTTGATCCAATCATAGATCCCGTGAGCAATACACAAGACCTCTATTTTGATTATGATGAAGCAATCTTTGAATGCGAAAGAAAAAACTTTCTTGAGAAAGAAAAATCAGGCGATAGTATTTCCAAAAGTTATTTGTATTATGTTCGCTCTTTAAAAGAAGCAATCGAATCTACGATTGAGAAAGCAAAAGAGGATGAACAAGAAGATTGTTACAATAGAGGTTGGAAAGACGGAAGAGATAGCGGATACGAAGAAGGATATGATGCCGGATACGATGAAGGAATCGAACAAGGACGAAGTGAAGGAGAAAGATGAGCATTTTAATTGAAAACATCAAGTTTATTTCGCCATACACTCGGGATGTATTAAAGTCTCATTATCCAGAGTTCTGTAAGGCAGATCTATTTGAAGAGTTGGAAAAGATTTGTAGAGAAGCGGTTATGTCGAGATACAATCGTGTTAATTTTGCTCAACAAGAGGCAAAGGAAAGAATGCCTTCTGCTGAAAATGTAATCTTCCGCATTGAGCATTATTACGAATACTCCTTGATCAAGGGTTCCAAGATGCGATTTACCAAGAAGGAACTTGATCAGGCGATGGAAACCCTGAATCCAGAAGAACAAGAAAAGGTTCTTAAGTGGATGAATGATAATGGCGGGTTTGACAAGTATATTCATGTAGGGTACAATGCCTAAGCTGATGGACACAGAGCAGTTGGAGAAGATTAGAAAAGAGTTTGAAGATGCCCGTATTGCTTACGACAATGCCTCAGAAACTCTTTGGAACTCTTTACCCTACGACGATCAGTTGAAAGTGTTTCACGCGGTTGTAAAGCGAATTTGTAAGGCTGAAATCGAAGAACGAGGCTCATACCGATATGCTTTATACGATGTGTTCGGTTTCGAATCAGATGCTTATGTAATTGGAATGGACTGCGGTTATTTGGATCTTCATAATGCTCTTTATGACGCAGGGGTTTACGCCAAACTGAAAAAGGAAGGAAAGCTTCCAGAGGATAAGAAAGATGTTGGACTTTAAGGTAAGAGAACTGGTTTCAAGACTCGAAGCAGAAACTGATGGTATTCTTGTAACTTGTGTTGAAAATCGTAAGTGGGATCGTAAAGCAAAAAAGTATAATCAGGAAACTGATTGGCGAGTAACCGCTGAGTTTATTGATGATTCGAATTATTCCAGCATTGATCTTTGTGTTGCCTCAGAAGAAGAAGCAAGAGCGGTTGCTTCAAATGCTGTTGCTTTCCTAAAAACAATGCGACCAGTTCTATTAATTGAGAAAGAAGATAAAGAATAGTGTTTGACAAGCGAACGGAGACACGCTATACTGTCTCCAACAACGCGCCTGTGGCACGACTGGTTAATGGCATTCGTCTTATAAGCGATGGTATGTTGGTTCAAATCCAACCGGGCGCACCAGATCTATAATAAGTAATTCTTCTAGTGTAAGAAAGGATAAAATAATTAACCAGGTCGTGTAGTACTTAAATAACCCTGTCAAAGGGGACAGATGCTACAACCTTTAGGGGGAAGTGGTCCCGAAGCAAAAAGAACAGGCACATTAGTTCCGTAGAATACGAAATATGGTCAATTCGTGTGCTGAACTCTTATTATAGATCAATCTGGAAACATACCCAAGAGGCTGAAGGGGGCGGTTTGCTAAACCGCTAGGGGGCGAAAGTCCCGCACAGGTTCAAATCCTGTTGTTTCCGCCAAGGAGAAGGAAATGAGAAAAATATTTACATCTTTAATATTATCGCTGGGCTTGGTTGCTTCGAGAGCAGATGCTCTTTCAATCGAAGATAAGATTTATAAGCCGACAGCGGAAGATGTAAAGAAGGCAGACAAGAGTTTTGCTCTGCCGATTTGGACAAAGGTTGCAATCATCAAAGGTAATGACGAATTAGATCCCCGTCACGCGAATAAAGTGAGAGCAACCTTTCTCGCTCATCATGAGAACAAAGATGCCAAAAAGCATTATGTTGTCATTTGGAATCATGGAATGAATGGTTTCAGAAACTTCTCCTCCAATACTTATCCATTCCTAAAATGGTTATATGAAAACAAAAAGAGTTTCACTTGGATTGCTCCAGAACTTCCTTGGAGCAAGAATGTAAACGGAATTGATGGAAGAACATCTTGGAGCAAAAAAGATAGTTTCAAGATATTTGTTAAATCAGCGATGGATGCAACTCCACTTATGACAACTGGTATTCAGCCGAATAAAGAACTTGTCTTTGTCGTTGCTGGACATTCTCGTGGAGGCAAGTCAATTCGTGATGCTGCTAAACATGGTGGACTCTGTGATATTTTACCAAACTGGGTTCTCTGGTCTGATTCTAGTTATAGCAAATGGTTAGATACAGCTTGGGATGCTTGCTTGGGGAATAGCCCTGTTCGTATGGAAGTATTCTACATGAGGGGAACTGAAACTCAGGCATCAGCAAAAAGAATGCAAGCAAAAGGAAATCCACTTGTTGAATTTTACCCCTTGACTTCCCCTTGGTATCATGGTAAGATTGGATCATCAGTGATAATGATGTCAGAGGCTTTTAGATGAAGAATCCATTTACACAACATCCACAATCAGTAGGCGAAACATATATTGAACACTTGCTGATTGCTTGGAAAGGAACTTACAGGCTTGGTGTTTCAGCAATAATCTTCTTCTTTCACGCAGTCTTTCCATTCCTTCCAATCCCAAAACCTTTCGACTTGACTTCTACATCGGATTGGCTAAACTCTATTAGGAACAACAGGGAGAAGAAATGATTACCTTTTTTTATGGTTTCGGTTTTGCCTTTCTTCTTTTCGCGATCCTAGCGGGTCTTACAAAAGACAAAGAGGCTTTGGCAGATCGTAAACCAATTTATCTTTCTAACAAAAAGAAGAATGTAAACAGGAGAGTATAGAATGAATTTAAAGATGATTGATCTATTTGCTGGAACTGGAGCCTTTTCTTTGGCATTTGAGTCAACAAAAAAAGTTGACGTTGTTTTTGCAAATGACATGGAAAAAACTTCAAAGCAAATTTATGATCTTAACTTTAATCACAAACTAACTCTTGCAGATATTGATAAGTTTGATGTTAATCTAATCCCTTCTCATGACATTCTGACAGGTGGCTTTCCGTGCCAACCTTTCAGTATCGCTGGCAAACAACAAGGATTTTCTGATAAAAGATCAAACGTTTTCTGGAAAATCCTTGAGATTATCGACAAGCACTCTCCATCTTGTATTGTTCTAGAGAACGTTAAAAATCTAACTTCTCATGATGGTGGTAATACTTTCTCCGTTATCAAATCAAATCTTGTAAACAGAGGTTATCATCTTCATTACAAAGTGTTGAATACCTCAGAAATTACACAAGTTCCACAGAATAGAGAGAGAATTTACATTGTTGGGTTTAAGCAAAAAGAAATGGCTGACAAGTTCAATCTTGATTTTCCATCTCAAACAAACCTGAAAATTGGTTCTCTATTGGAAACAAGCGTTCTAGGTAAGTATTATTATGGAAACAATGTTAAAATCTATGGGAAACTAGTCTCAGATGTTGTTAAAAAAGATGTGATCTATCAATACCGTAGATATTATGTCAGAGAAAACAAGAGTAATGTATGTCCAACATTAACTTATAACATGGGTAGTGGCGGACATAATGTTCCAATCTTGCTTGATTCAAACGGGATTAGAAAACTCACTCCAAAAGAGTGTTTTAATTTCCAAGGCTTTCCACAAACATATATTGTTCCATCAAATATTTCTGACAGTGGACTTTACAAACTAGCTGGAAATGCTGTATCATACCCAGTAGTAGAACTAATCGCAAACAGAATCGTTGGTCTTTATGAAGAAACAAATGACGCATAGAGGATAAAATGGCAACTAGATCTTATATCGGAAAAGTTAATCAAGATCAAACTATCAGCGCTATTTATTGTCATTGGGATGGTTATCCTTCTCACAATGGAAAAATCCTTCTTCAGAATTATGAAACAGATGATAAAGTTGATTCGTTGCTTTCGAAAGGAGATCTCTCTGTTTTAGGAGAAACAATAGATACTTGCTCATTCTATCAAGATGGATCTATCGGAGAATACAGCAATATTGATTTGTTTTTTGATAGAGGCAAGAATTGTTGGATAGAATATTATTACCTATACGACAATGGATATTGGAAATGTTTTGATTATGATTGTGAACCAATCTCTATCGTAGAGGCAATTAAAGAGGCAGGTTGACAGGAACCTCCAGCTAGTGTAGACTAGCATCATGCTCTTGTGGCGGAACAGGTAGACGCAGCAGACTTAAAATCTGCCAACTATTTAGTTATGTGAGTTCGAGTCTCACCGGGAGCACTAAAAAGAGGTGAGTTATGAAAGCAGTAGAATTCGTTTTTGACGGCAAAGACTACTACATTCTATCTCACCGAGAACTCGGAATGAGCATTTTCGAAGGTAATGCTAGATTTCTTTGGTTTAAACAAGCAATGAATATCAAAGAAGTTCGTATGGTTTCAAAAAGTTTGTTTGAGATCTTAAAAAATAAACACGGATCTCGTATAGTAAAAGAATGAAAGTAATTAAACTAAAAATTGATTATTTTCCAGAACCAAGAGATTGGATAAGAAAAACTTGGATATATTCTAATGGTAATAAGAGAAAAACTTGTAAGGTAAAATTTAGAGAAGTAGATTTAGATATGCCGTCGTAGCTCAGTTGGTAGAGCATCTGATTTGTAATCAGGCGGTCAGGGGTTCGACTCCCTTCGACGGCACCAATCCAGAAGTAGCCGAAAGATTGGTTAAAATCACTTTGAATGATTGGATTGAATAGGATCCTGACCGTTAGGTAGGTTAAAGAAGGCTCAACCAGTGAGATTAGTTTTTAACAACATCAATATATGGTCCCTGTAACAAAATAACTCTTAACCGCAATCCTGGATAACCAACAAACACTGGAAGTAGAAAGCTTGCATTAGTTTAAAGTGGTAAATTCCCGGATTGCCGGGCGATGTAGGTTCAAATCCTACATGTTAAAAAGATTCAGGGTATCATGGAACTTGATAATTCCGAAATCCCAGTGTTTGTTCCCTTCTGTTATACTATTTATTATATAATGGGAGGGATCTATGAATGTTAAACCTATTAGCACAAGTTGACTTAGCAAATCATGTTTCTAGCGCCGTATCAAACGGCGAAATCGACATAAACCAATTGGCGCACCTAAGTGGAGGCAATCCTATGATGATTGTTGCACTAGGTGCTATTGCCGTTTTGGGCGGTAAAAAAGTTTGGGATTGGCTCAAACAACGACAAGAACAACAACACGAACAAAAGATGGCTGAAATTGAAGCATCAAAGGTTTCTGTTGGAACGGGACACGAACAATGTGTCGCCAAACAACAAGAACTAGAATCACAAGTTTCAGGGTTAAAAGGAAAAATCTCTGATATTGAATCAAAAGCAACAACGGCAGAAAAGAAAGCAGAAGAAATCAAAGTCTCCAATCAAGAAACACTTGAATCAATTGAAGATGCCGTAAAGAAAGTAAAGAAGAAAGTTAAAAAACTTGAGGAGCAGGTAGAATCAACCAAGAAGGGGAAATAAGAATTGGATGAAACTCTCTTGCCAAAAGAAGCAACCTCTGCTACACTTACCAAAGATAAACAAGGAACCGCTTGTGTTGTCAAATCTGGTGAGAAAGTTGAGATATTATCATCGGGCAAATACAGAATGCCTGATGGTTCAATCATAAGCGACATATCGGATTGCGATTTACAAAGTGGATCTCAGTTGGTTTATAGAGAAGAAGAACCAAAGGAGGAAAAATTGATCGCTATTAAAAGAGAGAAACCAAAACCAAAGATTCATAAAACTGAAACTGCTGTCGTATTACCCACCGACACCACACCACCCATACACGACCCCACCATACCTACAATACCTGTGGTGGAATCTACCCTTATTCCTCCAACAACAGGTAGAGATATAAACCCAGTTAACTCTGGTGTAATTGATCCAATCGTTGCTGGAGCAATCGCAACCGCTGCTATTGCCTCTGTTGTTTCTTCCGTAGCATCTTCATCGACAAAAGCAAGAAGAGCAAAGAAAATGGAAAATTCACAAAGATCGCAAGACTCACAGAAGCGGGAGCAGAAGGAAAAGGAAGAGCAGACCAAATGCAATTCCAAATCTGATGGTGTTAAGTCCTCAATCGCTATGACAGAAGAGATTGTAAATACCAGTCCAGCAAATAGAATTGAGATCAAGGAAGATAGAGAGTTTAATAAGAGAGTTAAAGTTCTTAATGCTGAGATTATGAAACTTAATAAAGATATTAGATCAATAGAAGAAAGTCTTTCAAAGAAGAAATGAAAACAAACTAAAGAAGATTATTCGCCCACTTGACACAAAAACCCTCCTCTGCTATAGTTAGGTATATAGAGAGGAGGGTTTTGCTATGCTTGTCGTATGTAAAAAGTGTAAAGTCGAACACGATTCGAGAGACATTAACTCCAACGGATTTTGTGTTTGGTGTGAACAGAGAGAATCTGTTGAGATGGTTAGGTTTCAGCAGGATCAAAAGTATTTCTATAACTACTTTCATAAACAATTTGACTGGAAATCTCTGCCTTGCTATGCTAAGGGTATGAGAACGAGGTAGATATGAGCAAATATTACTGGTCTACAAAGTCATCGGTAAAGCACAATCTTGGCACCAACATTTCTAATTTGGAATCGTTGTTCTGCCAAGAATCTGAAAGAATGTTGTCAACTGATTTGATTGAGGTGGAAGGTCCGAATATGATTTCGTGTCCTCCACATTTTATCAAGCTCATTCATGCCCTTAAGTTGTTAAGGGAAGTTGAGAATTCAATTGACAATGGCGAGTTCTTTTCTCTGGAAGAGAAGTCTGATTAAACAATTAACGGGTCTGAAATGGTATCGATCGGGTAGAGTTTTATGATTATGCAGGACGATGGGGAGCGAGGCATCGTAAAAACGCTTAAATGTTTAATTGCCAACGACAACGTTGCTTTTGATTACGCCGTAGCGGCTTAAATCACGGAGTCTCCAAACACTCTGTAAAATAAGTTTGGATAGGTTGGAATCTTATCGAAAACAAGATTCATCGGCTTTTCTAACTGGTTTTGCCCTGAATAAATCAGTATGAAGTCCCTGTAACCCAGGTGTTTTGTCAAGGGTAGGTTGGGTGCTTGACTATTCCTGTGAATGAGTAATCATAAAAACTATGTGAGACGCGGGTTCGACTCCCGCCAGATCCACCAAGCGGAGAATAAAATGCCTTATATCAGATTGACAACTTATACTGCGAAAGAGTTGAGAGAAAAGTTGTTGGAAGTTGTTCATGAGATTAGTCTTGCGAATGAAGATGAAATCTATTCTGGTTCTCTTGACTTCTCATCGACAGATGAAGTTAGAGGCAGTATCGCTTATGATATGGAGATGCATTATGATTTCTCTGTTAGTGAAAAAGAACTACGAGAGAACTTGGAATTTGTTCCTCCCCATGTGATTCATACATACAATACTTATCCAGAAGATTGTGCTAGAGATAATGATCGTTATTGGGAAATTGTAAATGATATGAAACAGGATATATTTTCTGATGATATTTCACCTTTCTTCCCAAAGAAGGATGAACCAAGCGAGGAAAAAGATGAACCAAAGGAAGGCGATTAGAATTGTTAATTCCAAGAACTTTATTTGGATGGAAGGTATGCTCGCCTACATTCCTGTTGAGGATGAATGGCATCCCATTCGTCTAACTCCTCCACTTGTGGATAATTGGAATTCTAAACAAATTAAAAACTGCTTGCCAGATATTGACGACCCTGCTACTATTGGGTGTCTGCTTGTGCTGGCAGGAGAAGAAATTGATCTTGATAAGATCGAAGAAATGTTGGAACCAGAATCGGATATGATTGCTTAACAATGAAAGTTTATCATCTTAAAGTTGAAATAGACAATACATATATTCCCTCTCGTTCTTCTTGTAAGTATATGCTTTATTACAACTGGCTGACTGACGGGAAAATCTGGAAAACTAAAGCAGTCGCAGTTATTGGATGAAAAATGGCAAACAGAATAGAACTTACCAGAAGAAACGAGCGACTCTTTGGATTCGCAAAGAGAATGGCGGAACTTTCCAGTTACGGGAAGTTTCGTCATGGTGCTGTTTTGGTTCACCATGGTGTTGTCCTTAATGCTTCCCACAACAAGGATAAGCCTTGTTCGTTTGGAAGCAGATTCCGTTGTAGATCAAAGGGTCAGGCAACTCTCCATGCTGAACTTGGGGCAATCCTCAATATGCCCCGTGAGTCAACCGAAGGTTCTGATATTTATGTGGTGAGAGTGAATTACGAGAATCAATACAGAAACTCCAAGCCCTGTCCAATGTGTCAAGAGGCAATGAGATTCTGTGGAGTCAAGAGAGTATTTTACTCAACTGAATACGGGCACTTTGAAGTGATGAAGCTATGAGAACAATTGAATTGCAAGTTGAAATTTTTTATTATAACAAAATCAGAAACCTTCGTTATGAATGGTTTGGCTTAAAGAATCAGGCAAAAAGGGTTAGGGTTTGGGTAGAGTTGGATGAAGAAATCTTATAAGAATAAAATTGAGTTATATATTCGATATGGTTCAGATAATTCAATATCTAAGGTGTGGAATATCACAAAAGCAGAAGGTTTATTTCCATACAAAAAGAATGAATGCTTCTATCTAGAATAGGAAACACCATGAAAACCATTCCCTGCTCTTACAAAGATTGCGACCAAAGACGAGTTCACTTTTCTATTCCAGATGAAACCCGCTCTCACCGAATGGTTGAGGTCAAAGATGATCATGAAGGCGATGCTTATTGCTCCTTGACTTGTGCTATTGTGGATGGTAAGATGAGTGTCAAGAACGAACAACCGAAACATTCTCCAACTTGTGGTTGGCATAAAGATTGGCATGATTGTAGTTGTGGAGCGTTTGACAAGAAACCTTCCAAGTGGTACGATTGTGCCAAGTGTGATGCTGGTTATGAAGATCAGCAATGCACATGTAAGGAATCAAAATGAGTGGCGGACACTTTAACGGAAACGGATACATCTATTATCAAGTATATCAGTTTGCTGATGAACTCGATAATGAAATCGAACGGAATAACACTAAGGATGAATGGGGTTATGCTCCTGAACTTAGTGAAGAAACCCTAAACTACCTTCGACAGAAAGTTGTTGAACTCCGCAAGATCGCAGAAGAAATGAGACACATTGATTATCTCTATTCTGGCGATCATAGTGAAGAGTCCTTTATGGAAAGGATGAATGAATCAAATGCCTGATATGAACCCAGAAAATAACCGCGATACATTTCAAGGTCGTGGAGTTCAAATTCAACAATACAAAGACGCTCTTGAAAAGACCAAAAAGAATATGATGGAAATGGAAAGAGATTTGTATTTGAAGATTAATGTTCTTGAAGAACAAAACGAAGAGATGAAAGAACTTCTCAAAATCATTTATGAAACTGATTGTTTGCGTGATTGGGCTTTTGAGGATGATGATGGAAATTCTATTGCCGATAAGGTTCGCAAGATTGTGAAGGACTAAGAATGAAGTTTATTTTTTTGGACAGGGATGGTAACGAAACCTACAAAGGGTGGAAATATCCATCACAATCAACGCCTATGGAGTTTCCTTCTTTGGAAAAATTTGTCGAGTGGTCGGTAGAGGTTGAACTTCCAAGACACACATTCATTCCACCTAACGGATATGCTGGCGGATATCAAAATAAAACTCCTTACTGGATGGTTTATTGCGAGAGTGGTTATGACTGATGAAAAAGGAATCAGATCCAAACACTTAAAGGAGTGTTCTTGGTATCAAGATGACACAACTTGCGATTGCGATCTTTTTAGTCCATTAGGGATCTACGCTCCTTACATCCCTTTACAAATCAGCAAAATTGAAATCACCAACGACAAGGAATCAAAATGAGCAAAAAATTCGTATGCAAAAGCGACACGATTTTTGATGAATTCATTATCATTGAAGCCCTCAAACAAAGTATTCTTTTTGAAAAACCTGCCCATGAAATTCTGAACATTACCAAAAATGACCTGAAACGATTCATTCTAGAAATGGATGGAATTGTAGAGCAGGAGCAAGAGGAATCAAAATGAGTGCTTATTCTTACAATGCTGGTTATCACAGAGGTCTGAACACTGAATACCACAACGTTCCCGTTGAAATACTATACAAGCAATGGGCTGATGGAGTAGACATTCTTTTAATTCCTGTATCTTTTGACCCTGTTGCTTTTGAGGAAGGTTATGCAGACGGCGTGCGTGATTATCTAAAAAATAGAAACTGCGTTGAAGATTAGACAAGAAGTAAAAATGAAACCCTACGAATTAATTGACGGAAAACTGATCATCAGAGATCCTGAAATCATCCAGAAGTTGGATCACCTTTCGGAAGAAGAACTGAAGCAAGTTGCCGAGATCATGAGAAAAGATCTTGATGAGATGAAGAACAATCCGGAGAAATCAAATGCCTAACTGGTCTGATGATGAGGGAAGAAGTTATTTTGGTAAAGTAGAGTGCAAACGATGCTTACAAGACTTTGATTACGATAAGAAAACAGGAGAAGTACCAATTCATAAATGTATTGGTGGAGAACTCTGGACTTCTGCGTATGTAAATGGTGTGTGGCATTATCCAGTCAAAGTGAGGTCAAAATGAACATTGATCAATTCCTACAACAAAACCAATTGACACTTATCAAATCATTTCCTGTTCTTTGGAGAGCTTGGGCTTGTGATTCTGAATGGTACTTGACGCAGAACTCAAACGGTGATAAGATTCTTGTTGCAAGCGATCATGGCGTACCTCGCGTTGGTAGTCCAGAAGAGCTTGAAGAACGAATTGAATATTATAAAGAGATCACAAAAGAATCAGAAGAGATTCTAAAAGAGTTAGAGACAAAATGAAATTCCCAATCCGTCGTGAGAAAGCAGGAGTCATTGGCGATAAACCTATGTGGGTTTGTTGCTATTCGTGCTATTTACACGCAGACGAGTCTCTGCTAAGATTGCTGTGGCAAGTGATCACGGAATACAAGAGCGATAATTATTTGGTGGGTTAAGAATGTTAGGGCCACAAATTTGCGTAAAATGTAGAGCGGAATATAATTGTGAAAAGATTAGCGAAGATGTGGTGCGTTGGTTTTGTCCCAAGTGCGGAGAAACAGATAGCCAAGATTATGCTTTGACAATTCCAGAAGAACTTTATGAAGAGATTTATGGAACCAAGTGGATTCTATAATAAGGAGAAACATGGCTGATATATCAAAATGCCGTGGAACTGATTGCCCAATGAAAGATAAGTGTTGGCGATATTTGGCCCCATCCAGCAAATGGCAAGCATACTTTCATGCTGAAAGTGGATTAAATCAAGACAAGAACGAATGTAAAAACTTTATCGAAGCAAAAGAAAATCAAGTGGTCCAAATTAAGGGAAATTTATTCAAATGATTAATGTCTTCTTATTAAGAATTGATCGGGAAGGAAGTAAGCTGTGGTTTAGAAACAGTCTCTTACATAGAGATTACGGTAAGCCTGCTATTATTTATTCAGATGGTAGAAAGTGGTGGTGTAAAGATGGGGGCGTTATTGGATACGAATACAAAGGCAAGGACTAAGATCATTGTGCTCAAAGTTAGGTTAGAAAAACCAGTTGAATTGTTTCGTTTATCCACTGGTGAATCATTTGTTGAAAATGGAAGAGTTTATTACATTGATTACAGAGATCAATTTGCACGAAAAGTCTTTACCAAAGATTATGAAAGCGATCATTTTTCTCCATCATACACTATGTTTGAATTTCAAGAAGTAGTTCCAGTAAAATCTTGGATATATCTTGATGATGCATATCGTGATTGGAAGAGAATAAGAAGAGATAAACAGACTTGACAGAGTAGAAGAGAGGTGCCATACTACCTACCTACTTGTGAGTGAGATACGGGGATGTTATGGACACACTGGTTTTAAGCACAGCATATCAGCCTATGCGCTATGTTGACTGGAAAGAGGCATTTTGCCTTTGGTTCTCTGGTCGAGTTGAAGTCATTGAGTTCCACAAAGACAAGGTGGTAAACACCATCAGTGAAACCTTTAATGTTCCTTCAATTGTCCGCTTTGTAAAGGGTGTGATTAGAAGAAGCAAACAATCGAAGTCAGCAAAATTCAATAGAGCAAATGTATTGCTCCGCGACAATAGTGAATGTCAGTATTGCCGTGTTAAATTGGAACGAAAGAACTTTACATTTGATCATGTCCTGCCTGTTTCTCAAGGCGGAAAGACAAATTGGAAGAATATTGTTGCTTGTTGTGTTCCTTGTAATCAAAAGAAAAAAGATAGAACACCTTATCAATCAGGAATGAAACTTATTCGAGAACCTTATGTTCCGGATAGTTTTGAAATACTAAACAAGTCCAGAGCCAATATAACTTGGCCGGAAGAATGGAAGGATTACATAGGTGATTTATGACGATGGTTCACAGAGAAGGATTCATTTCAGCAGATATTAGTGAAATGTGGGCAGGTTATTATGCTCACTTGGTTACGGAATGGAAGGATGGAAAAAGTGAAGAGCGATCCATCCCTTGTCGAACGAAAGAAGAAGCAGAAGAGATTGTTGAAAAATTTCTAACAGGAGAATACAATGCCGAGGGTTAAAGCAGTTAAACAAAAGAAACTTACAGTTGCCGAACTCAAACGGCGAATGACAGAGGGAGCAGTATTGACCATGGTTGATTTCCATGGAACTCCAGTTAAAAAGCGAAGAGTTGTTGCTGGCATCTCAACCACTTTTGTTAAATTTAGTGGGGATGAAATTAAAGAAGGTCAATATTCATATTTGAATTGGCCGAAATCAACCGAGTTGACAGGAAATGACGAAGGGTTTACAATCTCTCTCAAGTATGGAGCAGTCCGATATGTCTGGGGAGAACCAAAGACCGAAGACAACGAAAACCCTGAGAATCAGGAATAGCGAACCAAAAGATCGCAAAGATATTCTCATTATAGAGAAAGTTTGGTATTGGAAAGAACTCACTCATAGAGATCCAGAAACTGGTCCTGCTTACTCTTATTGTTCATTTTATAAAGAAACTCTTGATGTTTGTACAGAGTTTCACACATACTACGAATTAGGATTTCAAGTAAGGGAACCAAAATGAGAGAAGAACTCGAAAACAAATTGTATGAAAAGTATCCCAAACTCTTTGCCCAAAGGAACCTTCCTGATACGATTAGTCTTATGTCGTATGGGATTGGTGTTGGTGATGGTTGGTATAACATTATGAATGTCCTTTGCTGGACGATTCAAAATCATGTTGATTACCAGCAGAGAAAGAATCCAGAATACAAACAGGTTGAGTTCTTCCAGATCAAGGAAAAGTTTGGTGGTCTGCGAGTTTATACCAGCGGTGCCGATGAAGTAGTTAATAACCTAATCGTTTTTGCCGAGAACATGGCAATTGTTACTTGCGAACAATGCGGAAACCCTGGGAAGATTAGATACACCAGTTGGAATACTTGTCGGTGTGATGAATGTCAGAAGAAGTATTGCGATCAAAGAGGAATCAAAGATGAAGAAGAAGATGAACAAGATGACTGATACTGATTCAGTTTTCGCAGAAAAGGTAGTGAAACGAAAGAAACCAAAGAAGCAGATTGTTTCTAAGGAATCGAAGTCCAGCGGAGACAAAGAAGATGATCTAATCGAAATCTATGATGTTGACGATTTGGATGTTGATCTTGGTTATTATCGTGATGTTGCTTCGTCCATGCGAGATTGGTAAAAGGTAGTAGACATATAGTGGGATAGTACTACTCCACCCCACTACTACACCCCTATACCCCTGCCCGCATATACGAGAGAGAGGGCGATATGTCAAATTATTCCGTGGCAAACAATATTCATGGTATAAAAGAAAAAATCGAAAACGGAATAACTATCTTGTATGATGAATACGAATATGAGGTTGGAGACATTGTTTTAACCGCTCCACATGTTTGGTACATGTATAAAATTTTATCTGGTTATAAAACAGCAAGTAATGAAGTATTATTTGTAGTCTCGTCTAAGGAAAAACCTATTGAATCATCATCACATATGATTCGGGATCACAGATACTCTTATAAAATAGTTGCTCTGGAGAATCCAAGAATTGTTCTTGATTATTTAAGATATGAAGAGTTAATACCTTTAAAACTTAATAAAGATTAGAACTTAATAAAGATTAATAGTTCTATTTATTTGATTGTTGAATACTTTATTACTTAATAATCATTCTCGATAAAGTAGGCATTTAACTTCCTCAGCATATTCCGCTGAAAGCATATGTGACACTGAAAAAAAAGATCTTTATGCCTCACTTTGTATATGAGGGACTGAAAGCCAAACGGCAGACTGAGAGGTCTTGACGCCAGCAAACAGATCGGGTAAGATACCTAAGTCAAAGCGAGAGACCTGCGCGGTTTCTCGAAACGGCAAACGGCAAACCGGGGAACGCGAGACTGCGAGGTCTTGACAACCGTTCCAAGTTGTGGTAAGCTACTAAGGTCAACGCGGGAAACGGGCTTCGCGCTCTGAAACCGCAAACGCTCCTTGAAAACCGAGTAGATTCGCAAACGTGATACTGCGAGGGCTTGACAACCGAATCTGGTTGTGGTAGACTACTAAACGCGGAATGGTTCCGCAAGGAGGCGAAATGTCGATTACGAATGACGCACTGAAGGGTATTGTTCTTGGTCTGACGATTGCCAAATTGGTTATTCTGCTGAACGGCTAACTGAACCGAAACGTGAGACCGCGAGGTATTGACAGCGGTTCCGAGTTGTGGTAAGATCCTGACTGTGACGGCGACCTGAGCGGTTGCCGAGATTAAGAAACGCGGTACTGAGAAACGCGATACTGCGAGGGCTTGACAACGGTTCGAAGTTGTGGTAAACTCCTGAATGTGAGCGAGCCTGAGCGGTTCGCGAAACGACGGAGAGAAGCAGAAATCGGAAACGTGATACTGCAAGCTCTTGACAAGCGAATCTACTTGGTGTACAATCCCTAAGTCGGCGGTGAGCTTCGCGTTCACCCACTCCGCATCGGATCTTTGATAACTGAATAACGATTGCGAGCACAGAGTTGCTCTGCAAAGATGATGGACTGCCGTGGTCTGCGAAGTCACGAGACCTTCCACATCGCAATCAAGACGACACGCAATAAGTGCGTGACGTAGAGTGAGTACGATTAATCCGCCTTTAGCTCAGTTGGATAGAGCATCTGCCTTCTAAGCAGAGGGTCGCAAGTTCGAGTCTTGCAAGGCGGGCCGAGTAAGTGTGAAGCAAACCCCTAACCATGCGAGGTTACAATGAGCACGAACACCAAGATCGGAAATTTCCTCTACACGAACGCTGACTTGCCGTTCTATTCGCAAGTCCTGTCGATCCTGAACGAAAACCCCAAGGGTGCGTCGTTCATCACTGTTGCGGGTAAACCGCAAATCATGTCGCAGTTCAACAACGATGTTGCTCGTTCGCAACAGAAGGTCAAGTCGATCCTGTCGAGTCTGCGTATGCGTTCGGTTATCTTTGAGACTCAGCAACCCGGAAGTTCGTTCTCGGTTTACAAGATTGCGGATAAGGATGTGGCCTTGACGCTAATCTCTGAGGGTGGTAAGATTGTTGAAAGGTTGGTGCAGCGTACCGCTGACTGCGCTAATACTGAAAAGGTTTCGGCGGTTGTTTCCAATATCAATACCAATACCAAGAAGGTGAATACCATGGCTACCAAGACTGCTACCAAGAAGGCTCCTCGTTTGTTCGTTAACCCTGAGACCAGCAAGGTTGAGCCGTTTGGCGCTGGTCGTCCGTCCAAGGCAAAGTTGGCGTTCGAGTGCAACGCCGATGGTCAGTATCTCAATCCGCAGGCGGCGCTTGCGTTCGCTCAACAGGGTGGCAAGTCGGAAGATAAGCTGACCAAGGCTGAGTTGCTCGATCTGCTCCGTAAGGTTCGCGCCGAGCGTGACGAGGCAATCGCCGCTCGCGACACTCTCGCCGGTGTCCTCGGTTCGCTGAATACCGCTTCGGTTGACGCTGAAGCGGATTCGGATGACGGCGATGACCTCGATCTCGATGCTGAGTCGGTCGATGCCGATGACGAGATTGAGGCGACCGACGCCGAGTAGTCAAACGGTGGCTTGCGATAGACCCCAAACAGAATGGGGTTCAATCAACGGTTTCCCGCTGTAGGGAAATGCAGTTGGACGCAAGCCACCATTCGCGGTGTGGTTCCACCGATTGGAAGTGAACCCATCCCGCTGTGGTTGAACAGCACAGCAGGCGACGGTTACGCCGATTGGAAGCTAACCCATCCAACCGTGGATGACAAGCACGGCTACTTGCACAATCGTCTAAATGGAAAGTGCGCGTGAATATACGCGTGATGCGGGTTCGACTCCCGCTTGTGCAAGCCAATCAATAGACAGAGGTTTCACAATGCTGTTCTGTTTCATTCACAAAGATACCAAGCGGTTCAAACAGTTCTGGATTGAACAGGTAAACCTTAGCGAAAGCATTTACGAATCCGAAAACCCCAGCGATGTTGCGTTGGTTCGCAAAGTTCAACAAGAAAATGCAAGGCTATTTGATAATCAGGTAAGGGAGTTGCTTCAGCGTGGTTGGGTTCGCCCATAACACCCAATCAATAGACGGAGGTTCCATATGTTTGATGCAAGCAAGATGACGATTGCTGAGGTTATGCAAAAGGCGCAGGAACACATGATCGCCCTGCGACAGGAAATCGAAGAGACGGAAGTCAAGTGTAACGATATTAGTGATCGTTGTATGGAACTTGACGATATGGAAAATCGCGATGATGGCGAACTCCAACGAATGGACATTCGTCGGTGGGTTATGAACGGCAAACTGGATGACCTCAACGATCAACTGGCCGATACACATCGGGTTGTCGAAATCTTCAGCAAGGTGGTTTACAATACATCGAATATTCAAGATGTCATCGACGCCATTCGCTCTGTGTAGTGAATAGGTGTTCAATTTCCCGATAGCTCAGTTGGTAGAGCGAGTGACTGTTAATCACTTTGTCGTGTGTTCGATTCACACTCGGGGAGCCAAACGAATAAATGGATCAGTAGCTCAGTCGGTAGAGCAGCGGACTCTTAATCCGTAGGTCGTGGGTTCGATCCCCTCCTGATCCACCAGATACGAATAAACAATAGACGGAGGGAACAAATGATCGTTATTGATTGGCAACTTCGTTCTTGGATCTACGACGAAAGTTTCTGGGACTAACAAATGCAGGAGGTCATCATGTATGATGTTCACACGAATGAAGAACTGATTGATTTTCATAACAAGCATGATCCTTTGTTCGCTAGACTGCTACGGGAAACTGAAGTAGAAAAGGACGAGAACAAGTTTCAGATTGGTGTTGCCCTTGTGTCTCTCGTTCTGTCGGGCAAGGTAAAAATCATTCAGAGTCCACAGGGCGAACTTCTATTCGAGCACCAACTCCCCAACTGATTGAGGTAAATGATGGATGCAACTAAAGTGGTGAAGCAGATCAAGGACAAGGTTCGTGAAACAGTTGTTCAGGAAAAGGAAGACTGGACTAAAGCGGTTTCTGAATACAAGAAAAGGCAGGAACTTCTAGCGAAGTCGCAAGAGCAAAGAGTCATTGGTTTCAAGTGGTAGGAACAAACGGGACTAACAATCCCACAATCGGCCTTGTCGTCCAAAGGTTAGGACGAGAGACTTTCAATCTCTAAATCCGGGTTCGAGTCCCGGCAAGGTCACCGATAATGAATAAACAATAGACCGAGCGGAGATACGAATGGATGTTTACACAGAGGCAGAACTGAGAGAGTCGTTTGCAGACTTCAAGGACTATGCACTGAAAATTGAGAAACGAAACAAGAGGCTTGGATTGAAAAGCCGATTGCCCAACATGCCAGAGGAAGTTAGCGAAAACATCGCCAAGTTTATCGTTCAGAATCATATGAATGATCAGACTGCGTTGTGGCCCAAGGGCACGAAGGGAAAGGTCAAACTTCCAGGCGATCTCCGTTCAGATTCATTCGGCAGGCTGGAAGTCAAGTGTTTCACTTCAACTGGCCCGATCTCATTCGGTCCAACCGAAGCATGGGATACGCTACTGTTCCTTGATGCAACAGATTGGCGGAATGATCGTTTCGTTATGTATGGTGTTTCGCTTGCAAACAATGACCCGCTATGGGAAGCCGTGCAGATTAGCAAGAAGCAAACGTATGGCGATCAATGCAAAGCTCAACGTCGCCCACGCATTGGATGGGGTGCGCTGAGTCCACAGATCACATCCAACTGCACAAAGGTATTTGATGGAACGTTTGATGAAGTGTTTGTGAATATTCAGCAGACTCAACAGGGGCATAGTTCAGTTGGTTAGAGCATCGCTCTGATAAGGCGAAAGTCGGTGGTTCAAGTCCACCTGCCCCTACCACACACGAAGGAGACAACATGACGTTCAAATTGAAAGTGCCGACCTACAATAAAGTAATCACACATTTCAGCGGTGGCTTGGTTCATCGAACAGTATCCAGCCGTTACAGTCCAAAGTGGGTTTGGTTCATTCAATAGACTGCGGGAGGATAGAATGGATTGGTTGCTTGTGATCGGAGTCACTTTCGTTTGGGCTTCCTTCACTCTTTATATGTCCGAGAAAGAATAAACACCTAAACAGATAGGACGAACAATGAATACCTCTCAACTGCTTCTGCTTATGCTTTCCATCCTTCCGCTCACCATGTCCATTGGTTTGGTGGCAACGAAGGTTGAGAATCGAGCTTGACAGAAATCGTGGGACTTGCTATAATCATTCCCACGATCGCTAGGGCAACCACGAACCCAATGGTATTAGGCATGAACCCGATTGGAATGTACGGTTCTGTAAGTCCTGCCCTAGCACATTCGCCAGCATAGCTTAATTGGAATAGAGCCAATCCTTGGTATGGATTGTGATGGTGGTTCGAGTCCACCTGCTGGCACCACGAACAATCGTGAATGGGGGAAACATGAATGGAAATGATCTAATCGAGTTGTTTGAATATGCATATGATTACTGCGAGGACAACGACTATGATCCATCCGTTGATGTTTCACGTTCAAACGATGATGAGATCGGTTTCGATTATTCAGATACTCTTGACCACCTGTGGGCAGGATAGATAAACGGAGATAGCGAATGTCTTTCTATACAATGTATGCCCTATGTGTGCTGATTACGACTTGCTACGTCGCGATTGATCTATCAGAGAATACGAAGGATTATTCGCAATACAAAGCAAGGGATAAACTCTTTGCCATTTCTGTTCTCGGTCTATTCTGGCCCGTGCTATTCGTTGGGGTTGTGGTTGGCTTTCTATACAGCGCAATCAAATCATTAAACGGAGGTGTCAAATGATCGCATGGATGCGCCGTCATATCGAACAATACAAGTTCCTTGCGGAAGCAAGAGGACAGCATTACGATCGTTTGTATATTGATCAGAATGGTAAGCTATGTCGCGAACATCTATTCGTGGAAGAAGAAGGGTGGAACGACGACCAGTATCCCTATGACATTGATGACGATGAAGAATGGGACTACTCCGATGAAATGGAAGACGGAAGCCTATAACGAATAGATGAACCATAACAACCAATCGGGAGGAATAAACATGGCACTGGAAGATAAGAAGAGTTTGTATTTGATCCTTGACCTAGCACGTTACCTTGCGGATAGAGAAAGAGCAAACACTAGAATGAATGAGGGTGAGTTTTCAATGGCAGAGAACATTGCAAGACACACACTCAATCTACTGAGGGAGGAACAATCGCATGACTAGGAACGAACTCATTCTCATTATCGGTCTCAGCATTGTTGTATTCATTCCCATGGGATGGATGGCATACCACATGCACAAACTAAACCAGTGGGTAGAGAAAGTAGATAAGCAATCAGTCCTGCTGGATAAACGAGTAACCTATCCCTATCCAAAGACACCAGAACCACCTAGACCAAAGAAGAAGTCAGAGGGTAAGTAAATGGTGTTAGATAGATTGCACTATCACATACATTCACACATGGTATACGAATAGGTAATCAGTAGATAGCAGGGGAGATAGAGAAGCCTAAACGATGCTGTTAAATAATCGTGGTAGGAGAGAATAGATAATGGGCAGGAAATGGATGACCAGTGAACCAGCCAAATACACTATCCCGACCTGTTGACAACCATCGTTAAATGCGTTATTATGCATGTGGTACTGCTCCCCTGCTGGATTACATAGCAACACTCCTCTACCACGGGTAGGTGAACAGCATAGGCGGAGGCACCCAAACAGTGGGTATGGACTAGACCCCTGGATCTGTATTATCAAGCATGACCCCTCCGCCATAGGGTATCACACTTCATCTATTCAGTCAAGGGTAGATTATGGGTGGACAACGATTACGTTTCTTTCTAACACCCAGCGAAAGTTGAATACCTCAGGGCACAACGCATTATATAACAAACGGTTAAGGTTGTCAACCAAACGTGTGATAAGGTTCTATCAGCGCCTAGCGAAATGTTAATCAACCCTGTTTAAACATTGCAGACCAGCATAAGGAATATTCATTTCGATTAAATGATTAATGAATAAACGTTTAACAGCAAAGCATTGCAGCAAAGTCAAACATCGTTCAGGGCACAAACAATGCCCCCTCCCCCTCCCCCTTCTAAACCGAATGGAAACCGGAATTTATGTTTCAAGGCGCAGTATCGCGAATAAACGGTTTGCTTGACCCTCTTTCAACGCGCCTATAATTTTCCCAGATTTGAACTTTTTTGTCAAGTCTCACACTATTTAATCTATGATGAAATCATTATTAACAGAGTGGCGTAATTTTATTCTCAAAGAGAATTGGATTCGAATCAAAGAAGAACCAGAAACAAGAGACTCAGATCTTTCTCCTACAACTTGTGCTTATAAGGGTCAAAAAGGAACTTGCATGAAGTTCCTTCAAAAGAAGAATGGTAAGAAAATTGTTGTAACAATGTTTGAACCAGATCCTAAACAAGCAAGTGTTGCAAAACAAGAATCATACTTTAAACCAGAAAATATAAAAAAAGTTTTGGAAATGCTAAATGATTCAAAATCAATTTTTGCATATGAACAAGAATCGGGATCTGAAATCTTGGAACCAGAACAATATCTTAAAGAATTAAAAGCAAAGTGTCCAAGAGATCCAAGAACTGCTTATAATTATGCACAAATTAATAATACTATATTAATTGCTATTAATCAAGAATACAATAAATATAAAAAACAATTTCCAAATCAAGAGTATCCAGATTGGGTGGAACAAAATATAAACGTTCTTGAACAAAATCTTATTAAAAAATATGTAGGAGCACCTCAAGAAATTCAGAACATAAATTATTTTAGAAATAATGATGATCTTTGTTTAACACTAATTGGACTTAAATAATGAAACAAATTTTAACAGAGTGGAGAAAGTATGTCAATGAGGAATTAACGGATGTGGTCGTTCCGGAGGAACAAAAATATCCAAGATTTCCAGGATTCGACATAAACAAAGTTGATTTTAAAATTAAGTTTGGAAAGTTAAGAGACTTATTGGTAGATGATAAAAAGATAAAAAAATTAAGAGTTCCAAGTTGGTCTTTGCAAACAGATGCATATTTAAATCCTGGAGAAAATGATATTGCTGCGGTTGCATATGATGGAGATCGACCTGTTGCAATTGCTGCTATAACACAGGATAAGTATAGTCCATATGGTTTGATAAATGTATATGTAGATTCTTGGTATCGTGGTCTTGATTTGGCAAGCAAAGTTATTGATAAAGCATTGGAAAATTCTGGACATTGGAAAAAACTTGTTGCTTCAAGAGTTCCTGTTAAAATGTTAAAAAAGCGCGGTTATGAAACAACCGATAATTATTGTAATTATGTTGATTGTGAGGTTTTTAGAAACAAGAACTATAAAAAAATATAACTATTTATACAAAGAGGTATTTTAAATGAAAGAATTAATTGCTGAGTGGAGAAAATATATTAACGAGCAAACTGCTCAACAAGCTCCAAGTCAAGATGTCATTGCTAGTGCTCTTGGATATTTGATGACATATGTAAAAGATAATCCAAATAAATTATCTTCTATTGAACCAGCAATTAATGAACTTGTTGCTTATAGAACAAATCCCAAATCAGCATTAAGTCAAAAGGTTTCAACAATTGCGTTAAATAAAGCAAGGGATACAGCACAACAAGATCCTGAATTGTTTAATTTTTGGAAAGGTTATGGAAACATGGATGTTGCAAAATTCTTGAATTCAATTCGTTCCAAACCTTCAACACAAGCGCAAGAACAAGCAAAAGATCAACCAGCCTCACAGCCAAAAGTAACTGAATATAGATTTAAAGGCAGGATTGACTCACCAGAAATAAAAGTGGACGATGATGGTACTGTAACAGCTACGGTTACAAGTCCAGATGCACCAGGAATAGTTGGTGTTGGCAAGGTGTCTGGTATGAAAAATTTTGGTCTTGCAAGAGATGCTGCAATTTCAAGAGCAATAACAGATCTTGCGAGAAAAGCGCAGCAACAATAACAAATTTTAATAAACAAATTCAAAAAAAATTTTTGGAAAAATTTCGCGATTTTGGTCTTTGACTTTTATCCTGTTTCTAGGTTCTTTGACTATTTATTGGTATGATGAAACAATTATTAACAGAATGGCATAAACATATTTTAAACGAAGTTAAACCACAAATCAAACCAAAAGTTAAACCACAAGTTAAAACCCCACAGGCTCCAACTCCTGGTAAATTCTCATATACTTATAGTCCAAAATTAATTTCCTTTTTAAAATCAAGAGAGGCATTTAAAAGTAGTCCATATCAAAAGAAGGGCGATAGACCAACAATTGGTTATGGGACAACTTATTATGTAAAAAATGGTAAAGAAGTTGCTGTTACATTAGATGACAAACCAGTAACAGAGCAACAAGCAAATCAATTAATGCTTGATTATTTAAACCAGATTGTTATGCCTAGTTTGAATCGATACCTTAAAGATAAACCATTGACACAAAATCAAATAGATGCTCTTGCCTCTGTTATGTATAATATGGGAAATAAAGGATTTTTAGACACAGAATTGTTTACGGTAGCAAGTTTAAATCCAGATGATCCAAAAGTAAAAGATCTTTTTTTATCTGATGAAGTTGCAACTGTTGGAGGAAAAGTTTCTTTAGGATTAAAAAAGAGAAGAAGAGAAGAATTAAATATGTATTTAATTCCTGGTTCAGGAAATATTAGTAAGGGAACAGTAACTCCTCCAGGGGAAATTAAACCGATTTCTTCTGCTTCTCCTCAAAAATCTGATCCAAAAGAACCAGAAGAAGATATGTTGTCAAGATTTTTAAGAAAATTTTAATTGGAATTTAATATGAAAAAGAAAAGTCTTTATCAAAAATTATTGGAAGCAATCGATAATCAATTAAATGAGATTACTCGTGAAAAACTTAGAGGCACAAAATTACAAACTTATATTTCTAAAAAAGAAGATGTAACAACTCAATTAAATCACATATTTGAAGGGCAAAATCGTATATTAATTCCTTTTAATACGGGAACGAATTATACAGGCAGAGATGCCGAAATGATTGAATATATCAATATGTTAAGGAACGAAGGTTGGACAATCGATTTTAATGAACCATTTGGTTATGCCACAAAAATTGTTAAATCTGAATATGGTGGCAAAACATTTGAAACAAAAAGAAAAGAACGACTTGGTCCTTTGTTCGCCAAAATGGGCAGAGAAGCAAGTGAGTTTTGGCAAAAACATAATAAGTTTTATACAACAAAAGAGAATGAATTTTATTTTAATAAAAAATATACAATTATAATTTCTAGAGTTCCAATGGATATTTTAAGAATGTCTGATCATGATGGTTGGAGTTCTTGTCACGGAACACACGGTAGTTATTTTAAGTGTGCTGTCTCAGAAGCGGTTGATGGCGGAGCAATTGCATACGTTGTTAATAACGATGATGTTCAAGGACTTGATTTAACAAAAGCAGAAATATTTGCCGACTGGGAAAGACAAGTTTCTGGTATCAAGCCTCTATCAAGATTAAGAATCAGAAGATTTGTTGGAACTGATAAATATCAAGGAATTGAACTAGGAATACCAGAGCAAAGAGTTTATGGACAATCTTTTGAAGGTTTCTACGAAGCAATTGCTAGTTTTGTTCAACAAAAACAAACTGATATGACATCGAAACTTAAAGATGTTGTAAGCAAATCAAGAGATCCTGTTGTAAGATTGGATTATTTTTTTCTAACCGGAGGATCATATCAAGATCATCCAGGAAGAGAATTGTTTGAAGAGTTTTATGGAAATGAATTTAAGTTTAAATATGAGACAAGTTATAGAGCATCTACATCAGAAAGGGAAGAAGTAGAAGGAAGAGTTGCAGAAATAGTAGAAAATTTTAATAATCAAAGCAAACATGCTTCTCTATCTGCCGATGTTGATGTTGGAGAAGAAGAAATTATAGTTAATGCAACTGCAAGATTTGTAATTGATTTTAACGAAGCAGTTGATGTTGCCAAAGCAAAAGCAGTTGAAAATTTAGTACAAGATAAATTAACTAATTTTAAATATATGTTTCGTGGCGACATGAGTGTAGAATATTTTGAAAAAGAACCTGGAAAATATTTTCCAGAATTTAGATTTTTAATTGATTTAGATGAGGATTATGAAACCAGCGTAGATGGTTTAGAAATATTTGCTCGCGATTTATTTTATGCTGAAGAAGATTACTCATCGGCTTTGTTATCTATTAAATCAGCATATATAACTTACGGAGTTATAGAAAATGAATATTTTGAAAAAATAAAAAATTTAAATCTAAATAAACTTGAAAATATTGAAATAAAAGACGGAATTATTTTTACAAGATTAAAAGAAATGAGATTTCTAAATGATTTTGAAAAAATAAAAAATGAAATTGTTAATCAACAACCTCAAGAAACAAGAGAAAAAATTGATACAACACTTTATGATAGAGATCCTAACATTACCTATGCAATAAGAAGAGATTATTTAGAAGAGGCGATGTTAAACACTGTTTCTCAAATAAAAGAAAACTTTCTTAGTGGAAATTCATTTACACCAAAACAACCAGATTTATTTTTATCACAAGAAAAAACTGGATCTGATTTACAAGCTGGTTTAAATAACCTTTCAAAGTTTAATATTAATTTTAACATGGAAATTGGACCAATTGCAGACTATTACATATTTAGATCAATTATTCAATACGATGATGAAGAAGAGTTAACCGCTGGTCAAGACAGAAATAAAAATAGAGAAGTATTTATTAAATTTTTAACTTATTTAAATAACAATTATGCTCAAATTTTTCAAGCTTTTAGATCGATTGTTATACAAGCAAACGAAATGAGAAAAGAAAAAATGTTAGAAATCATAGAAAACATGAAATCTTTAAGAGATAAAGGCGGGTATATTCCTGCAGACTTATCGCAAAGAAGACTTACTCAAACATTAAAAGGTCGCGATGGTCAAGAATATCAAGAATATATTGAAGAAAAGAAAAATAGGTTATTTAAATTAGACGGGGCAACTTGGAGAATACTTAAATGATTAATTGGTATAAATTTTTATTAAACGAAGGAACAAGAAACTTCCTTAATCATAATCTTCGATATATTTCATTTATATCTCCAGAAAGAGGTAATGCAACTTTATTAAATTTATCAAGATTTTATACTGAAGAAGAATTTATAAATGCATTAAAAGAATCAAATACTATAAAAATAATGAGTGAATACCAGATTGATGAACTTTTAGGTAAAGGAGCAATGGGTCTTGCCTTTACATTAAAAGATCCACATGAAAATTATATTTTAAAATTTCAAATTCTTGATGAAGATGCTATACATGAAGGCGGAGAAGTTGGAACTGAATACATCACTCATCTTTACAAAAAACAAGAACAAGATGATTTTGATCCCAAAGAATTAAGAGTTTTAGATTCTGAAAAAGGATTTGCAACTATAGGAAGCAACGATAAGATATTTATCTCCGCTACAGTTATGGCGAAAGCAGCGCAAACTGGTATATCTGGTAAAACAGGAAAACCAATGACCACTGATGATGTAATGAATGATATTATTAGAACAAGAATTAAATATATAATTATGAATATTGTAGATTTGAAACATGCAACACAAGATTTTAGAAAAACAAGTATAACAAAAAAAATAAAAGAAGATACACGTGCATCAGATTATGAAGGAGAAAGAATAGAACACCTTTTAAAAATAGGTGATAATAAAAATCTTTTTAGACTTTTGTACAGCATTTTTGATATTAGAAATTTGCTTCGTCAATTATCTGAAAAACAATTTATAGGTATTTGTTTACAATTATATAAAATTATGGACGAAGCATTTGTTAAAAACGGTTATCACGTAACACTGGATCTACATAGTGGAAACTTTGGATTCAGACCGAATTCAGATATTCCAATCTTCTTCGACATTTAGAAACTATTTATAATACCAAACGGAGGATAATTTATGCTAATTAAAAGAGGTATGACAGGTCCAGTGGTTGCATCTTTGCAACAAAACCTAGAAGATCTAGGTTATGAATTGGGCAATGTAGATGGAGCATTTGGTAAGAATACAGAAGCCGCTGTAAAAGATTTTCAAACAAAGAAAGGTCTTGGTGCAGACGGTGTTGTTGGTCCAAAAACATTACAAGCAATTGATGCTGCTCTAAAAGCTGCTGGTAAAGAAGGCGCAGAGTTTGATGACCAACCAGAAGAACCCCCCGCAGTTGTTCAAGAAGCTGCTGTAAAGATGGGCTGGGTTACATGCCCCGCCGATAAAGTCGCTGGTAAAGACGGTTACGGTTCAACAGTATTAAGAACCGATGCTTCCGTGGTTTATAAGAATCTAAAAGCCGAAGTAAATGCCCTTGGTGGTGTCGTAACCTCTGCTGGTGGTCGTCGTGCCCTAAGCTCTGGTGCTGGTCCTGCAAGATCAAAGACCTCCATGCATTATACTGGTTTAGCTTTTGATATGTCATTGGCAACTGGTATGCAAAACTTCGATACAGATCCTTATCTCTGTGTAAGAGTTGAAGGAACTCGTAAATGGACCGTGTGGTGCAAATCACCAAATGCTCCAGAAGTTACACTAGATGCCGTTGTTTGTAGAACAAAAGGCGGTAAAACCGTTCTAGAAACAAAGAAGATGACTGTAAAAGCCTTCAATTTCACAGAAGTCGCAGCCAAGCATGGTTTCGTAAACATTTCAGCAAGAAAGAGTTTCTTTGAGGGTGGAGCCTATGGTGGTGCTGAATGGTGGCATTTCCAATATGACAAAGCCCTAACAAAGAATGTTTCTAAGTTTGGTGAAGAATTATTAAAAGTTTACTCCTTAAATGAAGCTCAAAAGTTTGTATACTGGAGCGAAGTAAAAGATAACGTTTATGGCGTCAACTGGTTCTAAGAGGTATAAATGAAAACTTGGTTAAAAGACAACCTACCCACACTGGCAGTATTTACAATTATTCTAGCTACTTGTCTCTGGTTTAAAAATCAGTTTGATAAAGATGCGCTTGAAGAAGCACAACATCAACATGTTTTAGAACTAGAAAAACAGAGAAAAGCTTATGATGCTCAAGTAGAACAAATTAATAAAGTAAATGCTGAAACAATAGCAAAGCAGAAGTTATTGATGGAAGAATACAAAAACCATCTTGACTCTTTACAACTTGAATACGATCAAAAGGTAAAAGAGTTAGAAGATTTGCGTGTTACAAAGATTCAAGAACTCACAAAGAAAATCAAACAAGACCCAGAAGTTGTTCTCGACAACCTTGCTCACAAGTTTGGTTTTGAAGTTGTTCCAATAACAGAGGATGTTCCATGAACAAACTAATCGCCATTATTCTATGCTTTATGTTTGCTTCGCCAGCATTTGCTGATGGAAAAGTAGCAAGTATCAAGGAGGGTCAGAAGGCTCCATTTACCGGTTATCTATTTGACCCTGCTGCATTTGCCACAATAGAAACAGATAAAGAGTTGTTAATAAAGAAGTGTGAGGCAGACAAAGAGTTCTTAGTAAAGAAGTGTGATGGCGAATGTAAATTCATAAATGATACTTGCAAAAATGAAAAGGAAGCGCTTGAAAAAACCTTCAAGATTCAACTCGATACAAAGAATAGCGAGATAACAAGATTAAATGAAATAATCAATGGTCACAAGCCAGTCAGCAGAGGTTTGTGGTTTGGAATTGGTGCCGGAGTTGGTGTTATCGTTACGACTGGACTAGTTATAAGCATAGCAAAGATTTTATAGGAGATTAAATGAATGTCAATAAAAGATGCATTAGCAAACGTAATAAAGTCAGAGGGTCAAGTGCAAGTTCCACAAGATAAATCAAACCGTTTCAACATTCTTTTTCAGAGAATGATGAGTGTTAGATGGTACATTACATTTATCACAATGGTTACATTGCTCGCCATTCTCTGTGGTATCGTTCTTTCCATTATGGTAAAAGCAACAATGGAACAAGAATGGAAAGAGATACTACTTCTAATACTTGGTGCCTTCATTGGTTCCTACAATAGAGTCATTGACTTCTGGTTTAATAATTCCCAAAGAGATCAGATAATGCTACAAAAGATTGATGAAGAGGACGACCCACCAGGAACTCCAAAATCAGATACATTGTTGGTATCTCCTCCGCAAGATGCTATTGAAGTCAAAATGCCAGAACCAGTTCCAACAAAATCCAAAGAGGATAAATGATAGAAAGTGAAGAGGAAGATTACGAATATTTAGACGAGAAACAGGTAAAAAAACTGATTTCTCGTCTTATGTTTGAGATAGAAAAACTGAAAGATGAAAACGAATCACTTTGGTTTATGTTGGAAGAATTAGAACAAAGTAATATAGATGGTAATAAAGTAATCAGTGAATCATTAAAAAATTTAAAATCTTACAAACAAGCATACAATAAAAAGCCAGCAGAAGCTTAATTCTCTCTAAGCGACTATTTAGTTAGAGAGGTTTATTGTATGAATAATATTATTGATAAATTAATAGAATACGAACAACAATTCAGAATTCTTCACTGGCAGACTAAGTCTTATGCTCGTCATAACGCATATGGAGACTTTTATTCTACTATGGGTGATTTAATCGATCAATTTGTTGAAACCCAAATGGGCAAATATGGTAGAGTAAAAACTGATGGTTCAATCCAAGTTTCAAACATGAATGATGTTCAAATTAAAGATTATCTTGAAGAAATAGAGCAATTTTTAATTGAAATGAGCGAAGAATATGATTCGACAAAAGATAGTGATCTTTTGAATATTAGAGACGAAATGCTTGGAGAAGTAAATAAACTCAAATATCTACTAACATTGGATTAAGCAAAATGAAATTAATTGTAGAAAATTGGCAAAATTATATTGAAGAAGGTATTGAAGATGGAGAGCACAACTTCAAATATTATGCTTTTGACTGGGATGATAATATTGTTGAAATGCCAACAAAAATTATTCTTTTAGATAAATCTGGTAATGAAGTTGGCATGGGAACAGAAGATTTTGCTCACTATAGAGGAATGATCGGCAAAGAAGAATTTGATTATGAAGGTGTTGTCGTAAAAGACTTCGCCTCAAATCCATTTAGAAACTTTAGAGTTGCAGGTGATGGACAATTCTTAAAAGATATTCGTTCTGCGGAACCTGCTCCTTCTTGGAATGATTTTGTCGAATGTATTAATTCAGCATCAATTTTTGCTATTATTACAGCAAGAGGACACAAACCATCTACCCTTAAAAGAGCGGTATATAAATATATAATCTCGAATCATGATGGAATTAATTCTGGGGAAGTAAAAAGAAATATTCAAAAATACAATAAACTTTTTAACAAAACTAATAAAGATAGTTCAATTCAGGGATACTTAGATCTTTGTAAATTCTATCCTGTTTCTTTTGGACCAATGGCATCAATGGCAAGTCCAGAACAAGCAAAAGTTCAAGCATTAGGTGAATTTATTGATTATTGTCAAAAAATAAATAAATATATGCCAATTAAAGTTGGTTTTTCTGACGACGATGGAAAAAATATTGATCTCATTGAGAAACACTTTGGCGAACCAAGAGAACTAGTTAGTATGACAATTAAGTATACAGGCAAACAACATGGAGAGAAAAAATGAAGTTAGACATTAATACACTAAGAAAAGCAGTTAATCAAAAACTTGTTTCTGAGCAATTTGTTGGATTTGCTGAGCCAGTTGAGGTTCATCAAGGTTCTCACAGTTCTTTCGGTCATGATGATTTTGAAGAAGATCACAACTATAGTCATGATTATGAAATGCATATGGATGATGGACACACAGATGGTGGTGAAGAACAAGAAATGATTAAACAAAATCTTTTTCAACTCTCCGTTTATGCTGCCAAACTCCATGATTTAATGGAAGAGGGTTGTGATACTGAAGAGTGGGTACAAGAAAAAATTGTAGAAGCAACCTCAAAAATTAGCGATGTTTATCACTACCTAGAATATCAACAATATAAGAAATCGAGATAATGAGAAATGATAATTTAACTCATGATTGGTTAGACTTTGTTGCCGAACACAAAGAGGCAAATAAACTTGTATTAAAAGAACAAGAAACAAAAAAAATTGGTGATGTTAACGTAATTGTTAAACATGGTTTAGAATTTAGATCTTCTGAAAGAACTAAACCAATAAAAGGCGTCGTAATTCATCATACTGCTGGCAATACTCCTTCTGCCACTTTTGCAACCTTAAAATACAGTAAAAGTCCAAAATCTACAAATTACGAAGTAGATAAAGATGGAACAATTTACGAATATATCCCAGCAGATAGAGTTTCTTGGGCAACTGGTGGTGGGGCAAATGAACATACAATAGGAATAGATTTAACACACCTAAGCGGAGCAAAATGGCCTCCTGCTCAAATAGATGCAGTAAGAAGACTTGTTCAAGCGTTAGCAAAAAAATATAATTTTGGATTAGTTGTTGCTCCAGATAAAGGACCAATGAGATGGCCCGAGTGGCAGAAAGAAGGTGGCGGATATACTTTGTTTAGACATAGAAATTTTGTTAATACTGGATGTCCTGAAAATTTTCCGATGGATCAATTAGCATCTGGAGGTTCTTCAGTTTCAAGCGGTCCTGAAAATTTAACTAAATTTGATATTAGTAACCCTGAAACATATCTACCAAGTTTACTATCCACTTCTGATGATGAAGAGCCTGGAGTTTTATCAAAGGCTTATGATTATATAAAAGATATTGGATCTTCTGCTTGGGAAAAAGTTAAATCTGTATTTACAGAATCAATTGATGAAAAATTATTTCATGTTCAAGATAAATCCAAAAATAAAATTTATGAAAATAATAAGAAATATTTTGATTCACTTTTAATGTTCTTAAAAAAAGAACTAAAAATAACAAAACCAGTTAAAATTATCCTTGAAGAGGATGAAAAAAATTCTAAAAAAGTTTTAGGTAGAACTGGTGGATATGTAAATCAAGAAAACAAAATTCATATCTTTGTGACCAATAGACACGTAAAAGACGTTTTAAGATCTCTTGCTCACGAGATGGTTCATCATAGACAAAACATTCGCGGAGAATTTAAGAAAAATCAACCAACGATTCATGGTTATGCACAACAAAATCCACATTTAAGAAAAATGGAAAAAGAAGCGTATTTAAAAGGAAATATGACTTTTAGAGACTGGGAAGACGATTATAAATACAGAGGTAAAAAATAATGTTTTTGTCCGAAAGAAGATTAAAACAATCAATATTAAAAAAACAAATTCTTAATGAATTAAATTTTTTATTAAATGAGTGGTCTCCTTTTGATGATTTTTATGTAGAAATGCCACCAGAAGATCCAAATTCTCCAACTGAAGTAACAAAAAGATTTTGTAAAAAAAATCCAAATGATCCAAATTGTCAACCATCAATCTTTTATAATGCAACAAAATTTATTCTTTATGATAATTGGGTGGAATTTTATAAAGCATTTAAGGGAGCAAACTACGAATCTATAAAAAAAATGTTTGAAATGATGGGAAAAGATACCATGTGGGTTTTAAAAAACGATCCCGTTGCTGCTATTACATATGGACTAGATATATTGAGTATTGCTGATCCAACTGGGCTTGCGGATTTAACTCAAGGAGTTGTTCTTTTAAGTCAAGGTCAAAAAATTGGACTTTTGCCTTTAATATTTGGATCTATCCAAGTCGCTTCAAATATCGCCGCTGCCGAAACTGGTGTCGGAATATTGGGAGCTGTTGGAGTAAAAGTTACCATCATTGGACTAAAGACGATGATAAGATCTGGAAAAATAATGGATACTTTACGTCTATTAGCAAATCCTAATATTAAAAAAGTAGTTAGCAGATTAGAAAAGAGTAATTCACCTCAGTTTAGATCTGCGGGTCAAAGTTTAAACAATGCCCACAAAAAAGCGGAGCAAATTATACAATCTGGCAAAAACATCCCTGATGGTCAAGATGGTATTAGAAAGTTAGAAGAGATTATTGGTGACAGTATATCAAAATATGATGCAACTAGTGCCAATAGATATCAAAATGTTATAGATAACATGAAAAGTGGACAACCAATTTCTACAGGCATGAGAGTGTTACAAGTTGCTGGCGCTGCTACTTCTACTGCAAGTCTTACATCTTCTGATGAACTAGCAAAAAAGAAGGAAGAAGAAAGAAAAGCAAAAGCATATGCCAGTATAAAAAACTGGTGTAAAGAAAGAGCAAACATTGAATTTTGTAATAAATTTGCAGTTATAAATAAAGAAAAGATTACAATTGAAATTCCAGAATTGAACATTAGTGGACCAAGTTCGGTTTTTGATGAAAAAATTAAAAATAGTCTAGTTTTTCGTGATTTAAAACGAAGAGAATATGATAAAACATCAGAAGAAGTAATTGAAGATATTAAAAGCGCTCTTGAGATGTGGCAAAAAAGAGCGCAAAATAATTACAACAATTTTTATCAAAATAAAACAGAATATGGTGATCCAACAGAAAAAGATGATAAACAATATTTATCCGATGAAAGTACTGGTAAGTCGCGACCGTTTGGATCACCAGGTCTTCCGGCAACAAGACCATACGGTTCTACAGGGCTTCCAGCATCAAGACCTCCTCGAAAAAGAAGTAGAATAGATGATGAAACAAGAGGTGGAAGGGGAGTTGTAGTTAAATAAGTAAGAAACAAAGGCAATAAAAGAAAAATAAAACTATTTAAGATATACCAAGGGTAGGAGAAGAAAATGTTAATTAACGAAAAATTTTATAGTAAATTAAAAGTTAAAAATTCTGAACTTTTATATGAAAGATTATTAAAAGAAGTTACAGGTGGCGCTTCTTGGTGGGACGAGGTTGTTGCGGCAATAAAAAATCTTGATATGAGTAACTTGCGCACTTCTGATGTTTTTGAAGATATAATACAAGATACCATTACTTCTATAAAAAAATCTGGAAAATCACTTCCCGCAGATCTTGATGGTATTGTAAGACGAATTTATATAGAAGCCCAAAACACATTAACTGCAAAAAATGTTGATCAGATGGATCCAGCAGAAGCTGTAAAAGTTTATAATCAAACAAAGTCTGATATTGCAAAGAAATTAAATAAAGATTTAAGCCTTGGACAAAAATCACCAACAGTAAAAGACTTTTCTCAAGGTACACAAGTTGGTGGAGCACAAACTGGTGGAGCACAAACTGGTGGAACAACTACTGTTCGACCCGTAGACCCTCCTTTAATGCCAGTACCCGCTTCTACTTCCCTTGAAGTAGTTCAAGATTTTTACCGTGATTTTTCAGTACGAATTGATCAACTTAAGAAAAATAGTGTTAATTTTGATGACTATGTTAAAGGTTTTTATAATCTTCTTATGGAATATAAAAAAGCAAATCTTCCTAGGGGATTTTCTGTGCATGATTTAGCTTATATTGTTAAGTCGGATTCCGACTTAATGAAGAATGCAAATACTTGGTATAGCAGACTTTTTGATAGTTTTGTTCAAGGTAGAATTTCGGGTTTTGAAGCCGCTGCTAAATCACCACCAAATTGGTTTGAAAGAATCTTTAATAAAACTCTTGTAGGAACTGGAGCGATCGTTACAATTGGAGGCCCTGTGGCATATCTTGCTGACATGCTTGGTTATACTGGTTCTAGATACTTTCCACCAGATGGTATGGCCAAAAAATTAATAGGAGAATGTAATCGAGATATTCAAAATGCACAAAAATGGGATTGGATAACAAGATATAAATGTGAAATGGCTTCTAAAACATTTACTGAAAGTTTACGAAGTCGTCCAGCTGATGAACAACAGTTTGTAGATACTGGTTATGTTATTCTTAGAAAATTAGATGAATTAGTAAACCAAAATTTAGTTCCAGAGGCACCAAAAGAAAAACCAGCACCAAAAGATGGTGATTATACTCCAAGTCCAGCGCCTCAAAAAGCTGAAGAAGTCAATGGGCCTGAACTAAAAGTTAAAATAGTATCTAAAGAAGGAAAAACTCTTACATTTACTGTAATTAAAAGAAACGGTAAATATTATTTACCAGCAGAAACTGTAGGAGAAAAACAATTTGAGGAAGAAGAACTTAATCCAAGTATTCCAAAAGATAAAAAAATTATAGATGCATACGAAAAAGAAAGAAAAAAATCATAAACAATAATTTTGGGACCAAAAATGAATAAATTTTTTAACAACAGAAAAAAATTTTCTAATAATATTTCACCCGCCTCTCTTTTATATGAGCAAGACGATGAATCAAGAGGTGGTAGAGGAACTGTAGCAGACGATGAATCAAGAGGTGGTAGAGGAACTGTAGCAGACGATGAATCAAGAGGTGGTAGAGGAACTGTAGCAGACGATGAATCAAGAGGTGGTAGAGGAACTCCAGTCGTAGTAAGACCAAAATCTAAATGGAAAAGATGTCCAGGTCCAGATTTAAAGAGAGGTTGTAAAGGCGATAATGTAGAAGAACTACAACAAAAAATAATTGATAAAGGTATTCCCTTGCGTTTTGGAGCCGATGGTAAATTTGGTAAACATACTGAAGCTGCTTTGAAAGAATATCAAGAAAAGATAGGAGCACAAGTAACAGGTAAATACGACGATCAAACTATAGCAAAAGAAGCACAACCAGCAACAGCAGCAACAGGAGCAGCAGCAACAGCAGCACCAGCACAATCAGCAGCACCAGCACAATCAGCAGCACCAGCACAACCAGCAGCACCAGCACAATCAGCAGCACCAGCACAATCAGCAGCACCAGCAACAGTAGGCAGTGGATCAGCTACGCCAGAAAAAGAAAAAGAGAAAAAAGTAACATTAAATGATCTAAATGTAGCATTTGATGAATTAAATGAAACAGTTGGACAATCCGCATCAAGTTATAAATTAGGTAAAGAAAGTTTTATGGATTTACCAAAACTTTTTGTTGCTTATTTAATGAAAGAAGGAAATTCAGGTAAAGAAGCAGTAAAAAAAGCAAAAGAAATATTTGGAAAAAATGGTGAAAAATATAAAAAATTAATAATGTTTAGAGTCGGAGGAATGAGTCGCTCACAAAGCGATGAAAGAGAACAATTTGAAAAGCAAGTGGCAAAAGAAGTTGGAATTAGTTTTGGAAAACTTTTTTCAATGAAACTTTCTGATATTTATCCATCTCTTTTTGAAGAATCTAAAATACACAAAAATTATTTTATTGATCCAATAAAAAATAGACATAATCAAGTTGAAAAACTCGTATTTGAAAGATTGGTGAAAGTATGCAAGTAGATTATCATAAAATGACAAAAGATTTTCTATTGGGCGAAAAGAAAGAGCCTACCCTAATGGAATATTTAAGTGTAATTTCAGAAATGGTTGATCATTTTAAACCATCATCTGTTTCCGAATCTTCTCGTCTTGCTGTTATGAGAGAAAATCTCCGTAAAGCAAGAAAACATGCAAGATTAATGGAAGAAAGATTAAAAGTATTAGAAGAACAAGTTAAAATTATTGAAGAAGCCAAAGAAGATGAAGAATGAGCGGACTAACAGGACACATAGATCATTTATACGAAGACCCAAATCTTACTCTTGAAGATATTGTAAAAATATATCGAAAAATTGCTAATAATTCAAAAGAAATACCTGTCTATGAAAAACTAGACGGATACAATATTTATTTGTCTTATTCTGCTAAAGAGAATAAAGCAAAATTATTAAGAAATAATGGTCAAATTAAAACAGGTGGTATAACCTTACAAGAATTAAAGAGTGAATTTACTACAAACAGAATTCAAGCAGGAAAGAGACCCGTTCCTACAAATGTTGTTTCTGTGTATACAAACTTAATTGGATTTTTTGAAAAAATTGTACCACAAGTGTTTACATCTCCAGAACAAAAGAAATTAGTATTCGGAGAAGATGTTTCTGGCAATCCACAATTCTTTTTTAATGCAGAATTAATTGATCCATATGCTCCAAATGTTATAAAATATGATCGTAAAATGATTATTTTCCACAAATTGGGAAATGTTAAAATTGATGCTGAAAAAGGTTCGATTATTGCTTCTGATACTGATGAAGTCAATTTAAGATTTAATGAACTATCTAAGATTTTTGGAGATAGTAGCAAAGAAAACGGCATACAAATAACAGACGACAAAGAATCCAAGATGGATCTTGTAAATATGCCAAAACTCGAAGAAGAACTTGGTAAATTACGATCTGAGTTTAGAAGATTTGGCTTAGATATGAATGATACTGTCGGACAGTATTTTATTAAATCTATAGAAAAATATTTGGTAGATAAAAAACTAAATTTAGATAACCACCAAACAGAGTTTGTTGTTAAATCAGTTTTATCCGCTGGATTTGGTCCAAAGCACGTTAAGAAACCACGAATAAATAAGTTTTTTACAACAAACAGTATGCAGGACAGTGGTAAAATTAAAGAATTAACAAATGAAGAACCTGCGAGAGATATTTTCAAACAGTTAAGATCTCCAATAGATAAAACAATCTTTAATTGCTCGTCTATTCTTCTGGATATGTACGAGAGCAGATACATAACAGATAATAAACAAACGGCAGATGATATTATTAAACTTGTAAATAATGCGATTGAAAATATAAACAACAAAGGAACCGCCGAGCAGAAAAACAAACTAAATAAACAACTGGATAAACTAAAGCATAATACAATCGGGTTTAAAGAACTTGTAAACAATCCAGTTGAGGGAGTTGTGTTCCGCTATAAAGACCACACTTACAAGATAACATCAACTTTTGGTCCTGTCAACCAGATTATTAATATGAGCAACTTTGAATACAAATCATTAAACGAAAATAAAACAATTGAAGCAAATGGAATGAAAGTTTTGTATGCAGGAGCATTTAAACCACCTCACCGTGGTCATTTGCAGGTTATTAAGAGTTTTATTGAACTACCAAAATATAATAATAAGAACTTTGTAGTTGAAAAAGTAATTATTATAGTAGGAGACAAAGCAAGATTTTCTACTTCTAATCAAGAGTTCCCATTAAAACAATCAATGGAGTTGTTTAAACTATATCTTGATGCTGCGGGGTTGCAAGACTTAGTTGAACTAAGAGTAACAAAGCGGGAAAATCCTGTCAAGGATGTCTACGATTATATCGCAAATTCTGACAACGATCTTGACAAGGCACAACCTGGTGATGTAATCTTATTAGGAGTAAGTAGAAAAGATCGCGGGTACTATTCTAACTTATCAAAATTTGTAAAAGATAAACCTTGGCAAATTCTGTTCGGAGAAGATTATGAGATTCCAGTTGCCTTAAAAGGCGATAAAGATGAAAAAAGAGACATACTAGGCGAATACGCTTCAACAGAATTTAGAAACGCCATATCAAATAATGACTTAGAAACAATTAAAGAGTATCTACCAGAAGAAATTTTATCTTCACCAGAATATTTAAAGAGAGCATATAATATTCTTGGTGTTCAAGCAGAAATGGAAGAACTCAAAGAATCATCTATTATTAATTTAATAAACAAAGAATTAACTAAACCTCAACCAATTCAACCAAAATTAAACCTTGGAGATCTAATTAGTAGAGTGAATAGTATTTATAATAAGAGGATATAAAGAATGTCTAATAAAGTAGAAGAAAAAAAGTTAAGAATGTTTGTTAGAAAGTATCTTGAACAAAAGCATGTTGAGAGACTAGAAGAACAAAAACAAACATTAAAAGAAGAAAAAATATTAAGAACAGCAATTCGTAAATTATTACAAGAAAAAGAATCTGTTGTCCCTGGAGCTTCTACTGGAGAAAATGAACTTGAATCCGTATTAACTGCTATTATTCCTGCTGTTGAGTCTGACTACAAAAAACTCACAACAAGTGAAGAACAAAGAAAGTCCTATAGAGCACATATTATTCGCGCTGCAATTGATATTCTTTTAGCAGCAGATGCTAAATTCTCTGCCGAAGAACAAGCAGAAGGTGAGTTAAGTAAAGAAGAGATACCCGCTGCTGTAAAAGCAGATCTTCCACCTGAAGCAACTGAAACTCTACAAGAACAAGAAGATCTAAAAATTAAAATTGGTGATGATGACGAAGAAGATGACGAAGAAGATGAAAAAATGATCGATGTTGAAACGCAAGGAAAGAAAGAAGAAAGCGATAAAGCAAAAACTAAAGAAGAACAAACAGAAGAATCCTTTACAATTCCAGGACAAGACTTAACAGGTAGAAATATTGCTTTAAGAACTTGGAATAAGAGAGGTATCGGTACAACAATTAAGAATGGTTATAGATTATTAGACAATGCAAAAGATAGAAAAATATTCTTTGATTACTTATTAACGAATCTTAAACTTTATTTCGATAAGTTTGAAAAAGAACTACAGGCAACCGTAGCAGAACCAACCACGCCAGCATATGAAAAAATTAAACAGACTGGTCAAAGTTATACTGGTGGACAGCAAACTGCATTACAAGAAAACAAGAAACCAAGAAAAAAGCTTGTTGAATCAAAAAAATTAAGCGATCAAATTCTCGCTCACTTGTTACGCTAATGTCCTTACTCAAAAAATTAAGAGAAGAAAAAAGATCAAACGAGGAATTTGAGGTGATGTTAAAACACCTAACACTCGAAGAGATATTCTTTTTGCGTTTAGAATTAGAAAATGAAACTTTTAAAAATAATTTAATGGGTTACAAGTTATATGCTACAATAAAAGAAGTTGTCAGCGAAGGATTATTAAAATTTGCTCTTGATTTGAAGGGAACAAAGAAAGGAGCAGCAAGATTTCTAGGTTTAGATATTGATACACTAGAAAGAAACATGTATAGATATAAAATACCTGTTAAAAACAGAAACAAAAAGAACCCAACTTGACACAAACTGCATAGAATGCTATTCTAAGAGGGTCGAAGAGAAATTCCGACCTAATGAGGTAAAATGAGATCGTATTATTGGAACGCAAAGAAGAAGAAAGAAGAAGTTAAACAAGAACCAGAAATTCAACCAGAACAAGTTGTTATTATGTCTTCCGATCAAGGCGGGCCAAATAATGGCGTAGAGCACGATGAAAACAAAGTTTATTTCTATTGTCCCGTTGGAGACAGAGAAGTACTTGAACTTAATAAATTGATTAGAAGATTAGATAAAGAAATGCAGGTTATTGGACTTACATTCAATATTCCACCACCACCAATTGAATTGCATATTCAAAGTGAAGGTGGTTCTGCTTTTGCTGGTATTGCTGCTTATGATTGTATTAAAGCTTGCAAAACACCAGTCCATACATATATTGATGGTTGCGCTGCTTCTGCGGCAACTCTTCTGTACCTTGCTGGTAGAAGAAGATACTTGTATAATAACTCATTCATGTTAATTCACCAAATTTCTACATCTGTCTTGGGTGGAAAATTTGAAGAATTTAAAGATGAACTTAAAAATCAAGAAAAAATCATGCATACTGTCAAAAAGATTTACTTGGAAACAAGTAAGATGTCGGAAGAAGAACTTACAGAGTTAATGAAACATGATCTCTGGATGGAATCTGAGACAATTATCAAAAACGGCTTTGCCGATGAAATTATTTAAAGGAGAAAATTATGCTACTAGAAAGACTAAATCAAGTTGTTACTGAACTAACTGCACTACAAGGTGATGCCGAGAAGGCTGATCGTGGTAATAAAGCTGCTGCTCGTAGAGTTAGAGTTGCCCTGCAAGACGCCAAGAAGTCTCTACAAGAGGTTCGCCAAGCTTCCTTCGGTGTAGACAGCGGTGAGGGCGTTGCAGAGACTGCAGAGGGTTAAAAATGGGTAAAGTTACCGAGATGATTGAGAAGATCAAGTTAGAAGAAGATCTTACAACTCAAGAAGTTTTTAAAAAGTATCCACACCTTGCAGACCTTCAAAAAGAAGAACTCTGGAAAGAATATGAATCAAAAAACTTAAATGAGTCAAAGAAAAAAGATTTATTGTTGGATTGAAAATGGAAGAGAACAAGAAAAAATTTACCCGTTGTCCACTATGTAATAGTGAAGGAACACAACTTGACAACAATCCGTTGGTTTGGTATCATTCCTTCACAAACAATCGAGGAGGTCCAGAAACACACAAATGGTCAGTAAGAACTGGTCGGATGTTCAATCTGGAAGCCACCGAAGATGATACAATTGTTTAATAAAAGGAGTTTATTTATGAAGAAGTTATTTGTAATGTGTCTAATGGTTGCTTCACTTATCGCTTGCGATAAGGATGAGCAATCACCAGCAACTGATACAGTATCAGCAGATTCAGTATCGGAAGTTGACGCAGTTGATGTAGCTGACGATGTTTCCGCTGTTGATGCTTCTGTAGATGTTACTGGAGTAGATTCACCAGATGTTTCCACTTCAACTGATGCTTCTGTCGGTGGTTAATCTAAAATAAAACGAAAGTTTTGGCCCAACTTCGGTTGGGCTTTTTTGTTTGGAGGATTTATGGTTTATGAACAAATTGGTAAAGAAATTGGATCGTTGGTTGATAAAAAGAATCAAGCATATGGTTCAGCATTTGATAATGCTGGTGATATGTTAAAAATATTATTTCCACAAGGTATTAAACCAGATCAATATGGTGATATGCTTGCGGTTGTGAGAATTTTAGATAAATTATTTAGGATTGCAAATGATAAAAATGCTTTTAGTGAAGATCCGTGGCAGGATATTGCGGGTTATGGCATACTTGGCACTTATAACAAAAGGGTCGCAACAATGCCAAGACAAACAGATAATGGGTAAATTCTAACTAATTATTATATCCACTTGAGAGGAATTATGTCCAAAAAAATCTATGTTCTGGATACGAATTGTTACTTAACAGACTACGAGGCAATATATAAATTCGGCACTGGAGACATTATCATTCCTCTCAAAGTGTTAGAAGAAGTAGATAAGCACAAGAAGAGGCAGGATGGCGTAGGTCTTAATGCTAGAAACTTTATTAGAATCCTTGACGAACTAAGAAGCAAGGGTAATTTAAATAAGGGTGTGCGAATCGATAAGGGACTTGGAATTGTTAGAGCAAGATCTTCTGACCTTAGCACTCTTCCTGCTGACTTTGATCCTAGTCAAGCGGACAATGCCATATTAGCATGTGCATTATCTGAGAAGAGTGAAAATCCAGGTAAGAAAGTTATTGTTGTCTCTTTAGACATCAATCTTCGTGTTCGTTGTGATGCATTGGGACTTGAGTGTGAAGCATACACAGAAAATCAAGTAATTAAGAAAGCAAACGATATTTATACAGGTTGCTCTAGATTATTGGTTGATGATCAGTTAATTGATAGATTTTATGCTGGTGAGCAAATCTTCCTAGAAGAAGATGATAATACAAAAGAATTTAAGCCAAATCAATTCGTAATTCTTGTATCTTCTGCTAATGAAAAGAAGACTGGATTATCTAGATTTGTTGCCTTTAATAAACCACTTCTCAAAGTTAAAGAATTTGTTAAAGGCAAAGAGGGAACTATATTCGGTTTAACTCCTCGCAACAAAGAACAGCAAATGGCTCTAAATCTCCTCATGGACGAGTCCGTACCAGTTGTATCTATGATGGGGTCGGCTGGAACTGGAAAGACGCTCCTAGCCATAGCAGCGGCTCTGGAATACGTCATCAATAGAGAGGACGAAGGACAGAAGTACGAGAAGATTATTGTATCTCGTTCTGTAATGCCAATGGGTAAAGATATCGGTTTCTTGCCCGGCACAATGGAAGAAAAGATGGCACCTTGGGTTGCTCCAATCCAAGACAATCTCGATACTCTGTTCAGTAATAAGGCATTCAAGAATCTTGATCCGCTAGAGCACTACAAAGACAAGGGTATCATTCAGGTTGAGGCTTTGACATATATTCGTGGTCGTTCTTTGAACAATGCTTTTATTATTATCGATGAATGCCAAAACATGAATACGCATGAAATTAAAACCGTTCTAACCCGTGTAGGCGAAAACACAAAAATTGTTTTGACTGGTGACATTGAACAAATTGATAATACTTATTTAAATGAAACTACAAACGGTTTGACTTATGCGATTGAAAAGTTAAAGGGAAGTGAATTAACCGGACACATTAGTTTAACCAAGGGTGAAAGAAGCAAAGTAGCAACATTAGCAGCAAAGTTATTGTAATGGAAAAGATCGTAGAATACATACAGCAATCACCAAAAGCACATTTTATGATTCACGGCAGAATACCTGTGTATTTTAAAAATGGACTTACAAAGAAAATAAATATGGATAGTGTATGTCGGCGGGTAGGAAATATCTTACCTGCCTTTTTATTTAAAAATATTTCTGCTGTTTCTATTGGACAATATGATACATTAGACGATAGAGCGGTTGATTCTGTTTATGATAAAAAAATAATTTATCTTACAAATGTACAAGACGACGAAGAAGATATTATTGAAAACATTATTCACGAAGTTGCTCACTCATTAGAAGAATTATACTCAGAACAAATATACGGCGATGGATTATTGAAGAAAGAGTTTCTTAGGAAAAGAAAACAACTTTACAATGAGTTATCGCAAAAATATTCGGTAGACGACAAATATTTTAGAAAAACAGAATATTCTAAATCACTAGATCAGTTTTTCTATAAAAAAGTAGGGTATGATACATTATCCTATTTCACAGAACCACTGTTCGTAACACCTTACAGTGCGACTTCATTAAGAGAATATTTCTCAGATGGATTTGAAAGATACTATCTAGGAGATCAAAATTTGATTGAAGATATGTGTCCAGTGTTGTATAATAAAATTAAACTACTAGAGGAGACAGCGGAAAAGTAAAATGGTTAGCAACAAAATGAAACTAAGACACGCTTACAGAATGGGCGGTGACGACTTCGTAGAAGAAACTTATGGAGTTAGAATTTCTAAAGATGATAAAAATCTTCATAGACAAATTGATCAAGTAATAGCAGAGCATCAAGAGACTATGAAAGCATTATCAGAAGAAGATAAAGAAGAAGAAAACTTAGAAGAAAAGATGGAATATCTTGATACTTTAGATATTAATCAACTTCGTAATATGGCAAAGTCAACTCTTGGAATTCCTCATAAGAATTTAATGAAGATGAAAAAAGAAGAGTTGATTGCTGAACTCTTAAAATAATAAAAATCAATGCTAAACTAAAACAAATTTAGAGGTTTAAATGGAAAAGAAGATTAAGGTTCTTACCATCTCGGATCATCCACTGATGCCGTCTGGTGTTGCAACTCAAACAAAGTATTTTATTGAAGGATTATTAAAGTCCGGCAAATTTAAAGTAATTTCATTAGGCGGTGCAATTAAACACCAGAATTATCAACCAGTCAGGACAGAGGAATTTGGTGAAGATTGGACTATTTTTCCTGTTGATGGATTTGGAGATCCAAATATTATTAGATCAATTGTTAGATCAGAAAAACCAGATATTCTTTGGTTTATGACAGATCCAAGATTTTATGGGTGGTTATGGAACATTGCAAACGAGATTAGACCGTTAGTTCCTCTGGTTTATTATCATGTTTGGGATAATTATCCTTATCCAAAATTTAATAAACCATTTTATGATTCAAATGATGTAATTGCTACTATTAGTAAAGTAACAGACGATATTGTCCGCACTGTCTCGCCAGAAGTAGAATGCCATTACTTACCTCATGCAATTGATCCTAATTTCTTCTTCCCGATGCCAGAAGAAGAAGTAAAGCGAGCGAGAAAAGTCCACTTCCCAAATATGAAAGACGATGCAATGCTTGTTTTTTGGAACAGTAGAAACGCTAGACGTAAACAATCTGGTGCAATTATTTGGTGGTTTAAGGAATTTTTGGATAGAGTTGGTCAAGACAAGGCAATTCTCTTGATGCATACAAACCCAAAAGATCCCAATGGCCCAGATCTTGAAGCAATCGTTAGAGAATTGCAAATTGATGATGGAAGAGTATTGTTTTCAAATCAAGGAGTTCCACCAGAACACCTAAGATTAATGTATAATATGGCAGATGTAACAGTATCCGCTTCTGATGCAGAGGGTTTTGGTCTTTCAACTCTAGAATCTTTAAATTGTGGAACTCCAATCATTGTCCCACGAACAGGTGGTCTACAAGAACAAGTAACAGACGGAATAGATACTTTTGGCATAATGATGGAACCAGCATCCCAATACGTAATTGGATCTCAAGAAGTTCCGTACATTTATGAGGATAAGGTATCTGGAAAAGATTTTAAACAAGCTCTTTATGATATGTGGACTCTACCACGATCTGAGAGAAAGAAACTTGGTCAGAAAGGCAGAGAGCACGCTTTAAAGAACTATGGATTTGCTGATTATCAAAATAAATGGGTAGAATTAATGACCAAGGTTTACGAAGAGAAGGGATCTTGGGAAAATAGAAAGCAATACCAACGCTGGACTCTTAAAGAGGTTAAATAATGAAAAAGAAAGTATTAGTTGAAGGACCAATTCTTACACAGTCAGGATATGGTGAACATGCAAGATTTGTTATGAGATCTCTTAAATCTCAAGAAGATGTATTTGATATTTATGCAATTCCTGTAAATTGGGGGCAAACTTCTTGGTTATTTGAAGACAATGAAGAAAGAAAGTGGTTTGATTCTGTTATCAACAAAACAGTTCAATATATCCATCAACAAGGACAATTTGATATTTATGTTCATGTTGGCATCCCAAATGAATTAAAAAGAAAAGCTCCAATAACTATTGAAGTAACAGCTGGTATTGAGTCAAACAAAGTTGCTCCTGAGTGGATTGATATTCTCAACAGAGAATGCGATAAAGTAATTACAGTATCCGAACATTCAAAAGATGGATTAGTTAATACTTCTTGGAAAGCACAAGATCAGTTTGGTAGAACACTTGATCTAAAACTAAACGTTCCAGTAGAGGTTGTTGGATATCCAGTAAAAGAATTTAATAAGTATACAGAGGAATATACCAAAGAGAAATTCCCGTTAGATTATGATTTTAATTTTCTCTGTGTCGCACAATGGGGTCCAAGAAAAAATCTCCCAAATACAATTCAATGGTTTTTAGAAGAATTTAAAAAGGATAAAGTTGGATTGGTATGTAAAGTAAATCATTCAAATAATTCCATTATTGATAAAATTACATGCCAAAAAGCATTAGAAGAATTGTTGAAAAATTTTCCTGATAGGAAGTGTAAAGTTTATTTACTACATGGAGATATGAACAATGATGAAATACACAATCTCTACAATCACCCACAAATTAAAGCAATTGTTAATTTTGGTCATGGCGAAGGATTTGGGCTTCCTTTGTTTGAAGCAGCTTATTGCGGTTTGCCGGTAATTGCACCAGACTACTCTGGCCATAAAGATTTTTTATATGCAGAGGTTAATGGCAAGAGTAAATCATTTTTTTCTAAAGTACCGTATGAAATAAAAAAAATCCACCCAGAAGTTGTTTGGAATGGTGTGTTACATGCGGAATCAGAATGGGCATATGTAAAACCAATTGGTGCAAAACTTGCTATGAGAGAACTTTTTAAAGATCATGGAAGATTTAAAGGTCAAGCAAACAAACTAAAAGAATATCTTTTAAATAGAAAAGAAGATTTAAATAAAAAGTTATGTAATTTTATTTATGAAGAAGAAGAGTTTAATATGGAACAATGGCTTGAAGATATGAACCTTAATACATTCGAATAAA